ATGAAGGTAAACCACCTCACACTCGATCGACTTCGGGAGTTGCCCCTGCCGATCCCCGAGGAGGGCAGCAAGGAGCAGCGCGGCACGGTCCTCGTAGTCGGTGGATCCGCCGAAGTTCCGGGCGCCGCCTTTCTGGCGGGCGTCGCCACGCTCCGGGCCGGGGCGGGTCGCCTCCGAATCGCGACCGTAGAGAGCGCCGCGTCGGCGATGGCTCTCGCGGTGCCCGAGGCACGGGTCATCGGCTTCGTCGAGACGGAGGAGGGCGGGATCGACCCGGCCTCGGCCGCGGCGCGCCTGCCGGCCTTAGCGGAGCGCTGCAATGCGATCCTGATCGGCCCGGGGCTGAGCGCGGGGGCTACAGCCGACGCGCTCGTCCACTCGCTTCTTCCGGCTGGAGCCTCGTCGGCGCTCGTGCTCGATGCCGGCGTCATCGCCGGCCTCGGCGCGCAGGCCGGCGCGGTTCGATCCTGTGATGGCCGCGCGGTGATCACGCCGCATGCCGGCGAGATGGCCCGGCTCCTGGGCATCGACAGAAGCGAGGTTGAAGCCAATCCTCTGGCGGCAGCTCAGCGCGCTGCCGAAACGCTTGGATGCGTCGTGATCATGAAGGGCGCGCAGAGCTGGATCGTGCCCCCCTCGGGTGAGCCGTGGCTCTACAGCGGCGGCGGTGTCGGGCTGGCGACCTCCGGCTCCGGTGATGTCTTGGCGGGCATCGTCGCGGGGCTGCTCGCACGCGGCACCGAGGCGACGACAGCGGCGGCATGGGGGGTCTATCTGCACGGGCAAGCCGGGCGGCGGCTCGCTGAGCGCGTCGGACCAGTCGGCTTCCTGGCACGCGAGATCATCGACGAGGTACCCGCCATCCTGCGTGACGTCGATGGGGGCCCCTCGTCGTAAACGTCGGCGCCGGGAACATGGCTAAAACGGCGCGGGTTCTCCCTGACCTCAGATGAGGGAGCGTAATTATGACGCAATCGGAGCCCGCGAAACCCGGCGATGAAGCACCGCCCGGTACACCCGGAACGGGTGAGAACCTGTGTCCCCGCTGTAGCGGAAGCGGCCAGATCGAAGCCAAGACTTGTCCGGACTGCAACGGCACCGGCAAAGTGATCTCCGGCATCGGTGGTGGCTGATCGCGAACGCTGCAAACAGCCGCCCGCCAAGCGTGTCGGCGCTGCAAAACAAGCTCACGCAGCGCCATCTTTCGTGCTAGAACGAAAATAGAACAAGCGGGCGGCCGATTTCCGGCTCGGGCTTCCGTGACCGCGTCGGCCTGCCCGACGCGTGAATGGCGGCCGGCTCGGTCCTGGTGCGGGAGAACCGACGGTGACGATGCGGACGACCTACCTCGTGCAGACCTTCATTCTGAAGCGCAAACGTCTGTGCCCCGGCGACCAGCAAGTGTCGCCGACGGTGAACGGTGCACTGAAGCGGGCCGAGGCGATGGCCACACGGCTGCCAGGCACCGCCGCGATCCAGATCGTGGCCGACGACGAAACGGGGGAGTTGGAAAGCGCAACGATTCTCGGTCGGTTCGGCGAGGTGCCGGAAGATTTCGCCGAGACATTGCAGGCCGCCTGACGAAAGTATCGAGAGAAGAGGCATCACATGGCTTTCAAGCCGAAATCGGCCGCAGAGACGAAGGCGCGCGACCTGGGTTTGGCGCTCGCACGGATCGCCGAGAACGAGGGCATGCCGGCCCATGTCGGCGTGGATGCTCTGCGTCGCTCCAGCCCGCGCCTGACGCCGCTGGCGATCGGGCAGATGGTGCGCAAGCACCGCGACATCCTCGAAGAGACGCTGATCGAGCGCGGGCTGACGCTCGTGGATTATGCCGACCAGGGACCGGGACGCGGCATGGAGTTCGAGGTCGCCAGCGCCTGAGGGCGCTGGCGGAACAGGCCGACGTGAAGCTCGCCGGCTTCTTGGTGAGGATGAGAGTTTTGACCGGTCCGACGCCGGCAGGGCGACGCACGCGACCATCAGGGCGGGTGCACTCCAGGAACGATCACCGCGCGCAGGTCTTGTCCCGGCACTTCGAGAGCCTGAGGAGGACCCCGTGGACGATGATCGTGTTTGGTCGTTCGAAAAGAGCCTTTGGACCGGTGACCCGGATCATTACCGCGAACTCGTCGATGACGAGTGCCTGATGGCCTTGCCGCAGCCGCCCTACGTCTTCGGCGGCGCTCAAGCGATCGAAGCGGTCGCGAACACACCCCGTTGGTCCGGCGTCGAATTCAACGATGGCCGGATCGCGCGTCCCCAGGAAGGCCTGATCGTCATCGCCTACTCCGTGAAAGCCTCACGGGGCGAAGAGACCTACGAGGCCCATTGCACCTCGACCTACCGCCGGCTGTCGCACGAGGAATGGCGGGTGGTCCAGCACCAGCAGACGCCGCGCATTCTCGCCCCCGTCGTTGACGAGAAGCGCTGAGGCAGCGGTCACGTGAGAGCGGTCGCCGATGACGACTCGCGTCGCGATCAAGGGCCGAGCACATCGTGAAAGGGAGCCGCCTCGGAAGACCGGGCGGCTCTCGCTCTTATAAAGGCGGCGCAAGGCCAATGCGCAGAACGCCCTTCAAGCGAGCGCACGCGCGACGCGGGGGCTATTCAGCAAGGCCGGTCGGGCGGATCACACACGATCGGCCCTGCGCAGCCGTCGCTCTCGCGGTCATTCCAGCGCACCGTAAAGTGCGGAAACCGCAGGCTTCCGAGAGCTTGGAAGAGTTTGGCTCCCCCAGCCGGCATTGAACCTGCGACAAAGCGATGAACAGTCGGGGTGGAGTGGCTGACTTTTTTGAGAGACGGCAACACGGAGAGGATGATTCGCTGAGGCGAGATTCACCCTGCGGTGATATCCAGTGTCGCTTGCGCGCGATCGCCGGGATAGGCTGGCGGCAAGGCTGAACTCCAATGACTCGCACTCTGCCGGGACCTCCTTCAAGCAAAAGGTCTGCCACGATGACCCGCAAGCTACCTGCTGATCCGCTGACGTACGTAGCGGTCCGAGAGGCCGCGGTCAGGCGGGCCGCCGTCGGGGCACTCGCAGTTGGAGCATTGGCCGTTGGAGCGCTTGCCGTAGGGGCTTTCGCGATCGGGCGGCTGTCGATCGGGCGAGCCCGGATCAGCCGCTTAGAGATCGGCGAGCTTACGGTCGATCGGCTTCGCATTCGACGGGAGGAGTGACGCCACTCTCTGTGGGTGAATGGAGCCCCTGAAACTATCGGCGCTGGCACGTGCTATCTTCTGCGCGCACCGGGCCGGTGCAACTCTTCTTACCTCCGACCGGCGAGGTTGAGGGAACCGGCGGCTTCTATGTCGGTGGGCTGAGTTCGATCTGGCGCAGGAGCGGTGGGGGTTGTGATCAGGTTGGCTGTTCCGCAGCTGAAATGCGCTTGGTCTAGTCGAAGCACCCACACGACAGAAAGAGACCAGTTGTACGATCCTGGTGTGACGGGAAGATTCGGCCAATGAGACTGCGCCACTTTTTCAAGAAGCTTTGGCCATCTTTATTCAAACGTCAAATGCCAGGATTTGATGAGACATATTACCTCAAATGTTATCCCTCTGTGCGTCATTTTACTGGCACCCCACTGCAGCACTATCTCCAACACGGGTGGAAGGACGGATGCGATCCGAGTGCAGGCTTCAGCAGCAATGGGTATCTCGCAGCCAATCCTGAAGTTGCTGTGAGCGGGCTCAGCCCCCTAGCTCATTTTTTGAGTCAGGGTTTAGCTGAGGGCCGAGTGGGTTGGCAGAAAAGCGCGCCACTAAGTAAAGATATATCGACAGACCAAGGAATTTCAAAAGAATGGTTTTTTGAGAATAATACGGGACTACCCTTGATATTTATGTACTGGGAAAGTTCTGTGATGCCGAAGCCGCCATCGGCAACTTATTGGCAAAAAATTTATCCAAACTTCAAGGTCTTCACAGAACAAGATGTCACCCCGTTGCTGCCAAAAAATTTTGTCGATCTTTTTCAACTGATCAGATTTCCAGCCGCAAAATCAGATATAGCCAGGATATTTTTGCTTCAAGAGTATGGTGGGCTGTACGTTGATGCTCACGTTGGACCAGCTTCTCCATCGCATCTCTTAATGACGCTTAGCCGCCTTGCGGGATGCAGCGTCATGCTGTTCGGCAGAAAATGGAAAATGGATGAAGACGCAGATTTTCTTGATTTAATGAACACCATAATAGCTGCGCGGCAAGGCGCTCCCGAACTCGCTATAATCGCCAATCGGCTGGTCGCTAACGTTTGGCAGCAAAGGCACAAAGAGGATGCCACCTCAGAATATACGCCATACGACCTACACTATCTGACAGGAACGTGGTTACTGGTCGAAGCTTTTCTGGAAATACCGGCGTTAACTCCAAAAATAAAGCCGGAATTTTCTGGAAAACTGGCTGTAAACATACTGGACAATCCCGAGCATCCAGGCTTCGAGTTGTATAAATTTCAAAATTACCGCCAGATCGGAAACCATTGGAGCGAACGTCAGCGTTACGAGCGTTTTTTTCGAGATAAAGAATAACATCTGCCTGGCAGGCTTGCCGGCAATGAACGCCTCTCGCTCAGCGACGCGACAACGCAGCTGACGTTGCTGCTAAACACGAAGACTCCTCCGCGGCTGATGTAAGGTCTGTTATAGCATGATCGAGTTGCGGCGTCTGACATCTTTCACTTTCGAACGAGAAAGCGTGATGCTGTCGGATGTGGTGGACTGAGTTAGAACCCTTGATTCTGGCCTGTCGTCCGAAGGCCCAAACTTCGTCTAAGGAACTTCGGCGTACGGCCTCCGTGCTCCTCTACCGGCGTCGGAACAGGCCCACGTTGCGGGCCGCCCCCGAGGAAATAAAGCCCTGGTGGCAAGCCGCACGGATCTTCATCCGCTGGGCGCGCGCTGGGATGTGTAAGCGGCTGCTCGACCGCGCCCACGGGCCGCGCTTGATGGGGCTAGGGGCTAACGCACTCTAGGTTCGTCGATAGCCTCGCAGACCGCGTACCGGAGGGAGCCCGTGCGACTCCCGCCTGACATTCTCACTTTGAAGACAATGATCGGATCTGCCTCGGTACGGCCTCAATGCAGATATTGGGGGCTTGGCGCGTCGAGATGCGCACTGATCGTCACTTCCAAGACGTTGAGCTTTAGGCGCAGTTGAAGAATGGTCGGCGCAACCAAGTCTGGATCAACGCCATCGATTGCCACCTCATGAAGCTCGGTAAGCAATCGATAGATCTCGACCAAATCGTCATCGGATATCAGGTGAAAACCGTCCTGCCTCAGCGCATTATGCGCCCTCACCAGCGCGAGCACCCGTTCAACGAGAAGGTCCAAATCGGCGAAAACGATGAGTGTCTCTGTTGCTTTTTTGAGATCCATAATTCCACGGCTGGCGACGCATTTCTGCGAGACTCAACCGTCGTCAACGCGGGTCACGAAGAGTTATGGAAGGCCGCAGGCGCCGTTAAATATGATTTCAGGATGTACCGATCTACAAAATCAACACAGATCCGTCCGTGCGATGACGCACCTCAGATAAATTAGGCAAATACAAACTCAAAGCAAATAGTTGTCCGAGCTAATATTCAATCAAAGACCGGGAAATTACTTCATATAACTTGATCCGACCAGATTTCAAAACATACTCGGCATTCTCTGCTACGCGTTTATCGAACTGGCCCACCGACTCGTTCGAACCCGTCGAGCGCTTGCGACTGCACGTCTTGCCCACGAGAGAGCGCGACCAGCGATCCGAGCACTCGATCAGAGCCTCACGCAGGAGAGAATGACCTAGTTCGTCGTGTTCGACTTAGACGGGTCCTTGGCCCTCAGCGAGCACCGGGCGCAGGTCCTGAATCGTCCCGGCAAGGAGAAGAACTGGCGCGGATCTTACGCGGCTTGCGACCGGGACGAGCCCTGCACCCGATCGTTCGCACGCCGCTGGCGCTCCACAACACCGGCGCCGACGTCGAGATTTGGTCCAGCCGATCCGACGAGGTGAAGGACAAGACGACAGCTTGGCTTGCTGATCCTGGACTGGGACACATCCCGATTCGAACGCGCCCGCGGGCGACCGCTGGCCCAGGTGTTCGAGGATTGCGCATCCATGGTGGCCCGGATGACGTCGGAATCGAACGGCAACGAGGTCGCCGTGCACGATCTCAGCCACGACCCCGAACGGCTCGCCGAGATGCTGCCGGCCGGCGCTGGTCCCTGGTCATCGACGAAGGCCCCCGGCCTCCCGCGGCGGCGCTCGCGCTTCAGCCGCACTTACTGCGAACTGGCGCGTGCCTCCGGCTGCCCGGACGGCATCTGGAACATGGACAGCAGGGCAGGGTCGATGAGTGAGGCTTGCGAGGCTGGGGCGGTGCCGGACAACGTGATGCGCACCGCGACGCCCACGCCGATATCGACGAAAATGCTCAAAAACCGCGGATTGATGATTCCGTCGGTCCGCGCGGCCGAGCTACGAACGGCGCGGCGAAAGGCGAAGCTCGGCGGCTGAAAACGACCGGGGAACAACGGCAGCAACACGCCTCTGCCGTAGATCCGCTATGTGCTTGAGAGATTTTGGCTCCCCGAGCAGGACTCGAACCTGCGACAAAGCGATTAACAGTCGGGGTGATGTGATTGATTCCATTGGATGACGTTACCGCGGGGAGGGGCTTACGCTCTTACGGAAATCTCCCCGCGGTGACCGGCAGGCTCGCCCGTTCCGGCGCCACGGGATAGGCTCGGAAAATGGCTGATTCCTCCCCCACCGTCGGCGAACTCTTCAAGGCCAACGTCGCCACCCACGACGATCTGAACGCGCTGATTGATGCCGTTCTCGCCGGCCGGATGAATGTGCAGGAGGAACTCGCCGAGGGCTACACGCTCGACGTGGCAGCCGCCGTGAAGGCAAACGCCTTCGCTACCGCTGTTTTGCGCGACAAGACGAGCACGACTGGTGCTAGGCGCACCGCCACCCGCACAGCGATCCTGCTGGCGCGTGCGCAGAAGGCGTGAGGAAGACAAGCCGGTAAGCCTGAGGCAACCCGGCTGCCCTATGCCGTCGGCCCCGCCATCAGCCGGCAGCCGTGATGCTCCTTCCCGAACTCGCGCCCGATCATCTCCCGCCTCAGGCTGCCGAGTGGCGGAAAGCCTCCGGCGCCATGCGCCCCAACTCGTCGCCGTGCCGATATCTGGGCGCGACCGCCTGGGCGAACGCCCGATGACACTCTCAACGTCTGAAAAGGGTCTCAAGCCAACTAGTTAGGCATACGCAACCGGCAACTCGCCGACCTGCGTCGTGTAGCGCGGCGTGCGCATCTCGAACTTGGTCGTCCAGGCCCGCCGCTGCTGTGCGAGCCCGGCCCGCGCCGGCACCACGCTGCCGCGGCCGAAGCGAGCGTTGCATGCGTCCATCGCGTCCATGAGCCGGCCGGCCCGCTCGCGGTCGAGCCGGCCGATCAGCGCGCGTTGCGACGCCGCCAGCGGCACGAGGTCGACCGTCACGACGCCGGCCTTCGAGTAGCGCCAGGGCGGGCTGCCCTGCTCGCGCCAGGTGCGGGCCACGCCGTGCAGCGCCGCCGGGATCAGCGCCAGCGTGTCGTTGGTCGCCTCCGGCAGCGTCACCACCGTGGAGACCGAGCGCATCGGCTCGCCGCGATCGTGCTCGGTCGTATGATAGAAAACGGTGATGTGGTCGGTACCAAGGCCTTCGCGCCGCAGCTTCTCGCCGAGCCGCGTCGCGTGGGCGGCAACCGCCTGCTCCAATTCGGCGCGCTCCGTCACCCGGCCGGAGAAAGAGCGCGTCACGGCGCAGCCCTTGCGGCGGGCCGGCACGAGCTCAAGCCCCAGGCAGGATACGCCGCGCAGCTCGTGAATCATGCGCTCACCCACCACGGTCAGCGCCTTGCGTACCGGTCGCGGATCGATGTCGCGCAGGTCTGCCACCGTGTCGATGCCCATGGCCTCCAGCTTCGGCAGCGAGGCACGGCCAACGCCCCATAGCTCGCCGACGTGGATCCGGCAGAGCCAGTGCTCGTAGGCCGTCGGGTCGGTCAGGTCGCAGACGCCTTCAAGCTCCGGCACCGTCTTAGCGATGTGGTTGGCGAGCTTGGCGAGCGTCTTGGTCGGGCCGATGCCGACGCAGGTCGGGATGCCGGTCCAGGCTCGCACCGTGGCGCGGATGTCCCTGGCGAGCGCGACGCGGTCGCGGCGCACGAAGGCGGTCAGGTCCAGGAAGCTCTCGTCGATCGAGTAGATTTCCACGTCAGGCGTGGCGTCACGGTAGATCGCGTTGATGCGCGCCGACATGTCCCCGTAGAGGGTGTAGTTCGACGAGAACACGCGCACGCCTTGGCGCTCGCAGAGCCCGCGGATCTTGAAGTAGGGGTCGCCCATCTTGATCCCGAGCGCCTTGGCCTCAGGGGTGCGGGCGATCGCGCAGCCGTCGTTATTCGAGAGCACGATCACTGGCACGCGGGCGAGCTTGGCGTCGAACACGCGCTCGCACGAGCAGTAGAAGCTGTTGCCGTCGATCAACGCCAGGGCGCGACCGCCGCCGATCCGGTCGCGTTGGCGCGCCTCGGCGTTGCTCATCGGCCTTGGCCCGCGCGGGAGACGTGCCAGCGGACCGTGAAGCGCACCACGCCCCAGACATCGACTTCCGCCAGCTCCTGCAGCCCGTAGACGGGGAGGTCCGCGTTGTCGAAGGCGAGGCGCGCCGTGTTGCCCTCGACCACCATGCGCTTGATCGACATCTCGCCGTCGACCGCCGCCACGACGACGCTGCCGTGCGCAGATTTGAGGCTGCGATCGACGCAGGCGAGATCTCCGTCGAAGATCCCGGCATCCCGCATCGAATCGCCGGCGATACGCCAGAGGAAGGTGGCCGGCGGGTTCGGCACCAGCCAGCGCGGCAGCTCAAGCGCGCCTTCCAGGAAGTCGTCTGCAGGGGAGGGGAAGCCTGCGCAGAGCGCTTGGCCCATCAGCGGCACACGAACTGTGGAAAAACCCTCCTGCGGTAGCTCTGCGACCGTGTGCAGCCTCAACCGAGCCCCCATCTGAGTTAGAACAGAGAGAGAACAAACAGCAGGCGTGCGGCCGGTTCAATCGAATCAACGTGCCAAGCTCTGCTGGTCGTTTCGGCCTGTGGATAATGGGGACGGAGGGGTGATGACGATGTCGCAGGAGCGCTGCCACTTCCACTGCACGGACGGCCTGGATGTCGTCTTCGATCTGCAAGGCCGAGCGGTCGCCGAGGAGGATCTGCGCCCGGTCTGCGCGAGCGTGGCGGCCGAGGTGATGCAGGGTTGTGCCGCCCCGGTCGACTGGTCAGCCTGGATCGTCGACGTGCACGACGCCCATGGTCAGCACGTGATGACGTTCGGCTTCGACGAGATTGCGAACGAGGTGGGCGTGCTAGCGGCATTGGCCGCCTGAGGAGAACACATGGCCATGAAAACGACCTTCCTCGTGCAAACCTTCGTGCTCAAGCGGAAGCGGCTTGTCCCCGGAGACCGGCAGGTTTCGACGACGAGCAGTGCAGCGCTGAAACGGGCCGAGGCCATGGCCGCCCGCATGCCGGGCACGGCCGCCTTGCAGATCGTAGCCGACGACGAAACGGGTGAACTGGAGAGCGCGACGATCCTCGGGCAATTCGGTGAGGTGCCGGACGATTTCGCCGAGAGCTTGCAGGCGGCCTGACCATGCGCACCATCGTCGAACTCGACAACGGCAGCGCCGCGGCGATCAGCGACGGCGGCAAGGATCTGGCCGACCTGCTGGCCCGCGCGCTCATGACGGGAAGCGATGCGGCTTGGGACAAGCTGCGACCCTACGGGATCAGCCGAATCGTCAAGCGTCACCCGACCAAGCATGCGAAGATCGTCGTCGGAGGACGCGAGATCGCAGTCCGGTAGGCCGATGGCGGGGACCACCGAACGATCCGCCGCCGAGATCCGCGGCTTACTCCGGTTCGAGCAGGGTCCCGGTCTGGACGAGGCGGCAGTGCGTGAGATCTACGAAGCCGTCGGGGAGCAGGTTGCGGAGGCCGGCGTCGGCGACGACGACCGCACGGCCGAGCTGCAGAAGCCGATGCTCGCGGCGGCTAAATCCAGTCCGCTAAGTTTTGCCAACTGGCCCAGCCAAGGCGAATTCAAGGCGCGGCAGATCTTGCGACTTATCGTATGAAAGATCGAGGTTTGCCGATAAAAGTAGCTGGCCAAAAGCGACAAACAGAATGTGTGGCTCTTCGAATCGTCCGATGCGAGTGGCCTCGACCTGTCGCAGCGACCCGGCCGTGTAGGTTTCCAACCTCCATTTCGGCGCAATTGATGCGTCAAGTCGCGAAGGATCCTCATCGCGAAGAGTCTCATGCCCGCCAATTCCCCGGCTCGATCCGCGCCGCACACTCAGAGTTACATCGACGTTTACCTGCGGGTGCTCAGCGCGCTGATGCTGCGCGACATGCGCAGCCGCTTTGGCGGCAACTACTGGGGCTACCTTGCGCAGGTGCTCTGGCCATGCGCACATCTAGCGATCATAGTAGGGGCAATGACTTTTCGCGGCATGAAATCGCCAATGGGCGACGATATCATGGTGTTCGTTGCGTCCGGGGCACTTCCAGCACTCGCTTTCCAGTACATCTCGCGCGAGGTGATGAAGGGGTACTTGGTACACAAGCCTTTGACGTATTTCCCACAAGTAAAAAAGTTCGACACCGTCGTTGCACGGATACTTGTAGAAATAGTGAACAGCTTCATGGGGTTGATGCTTATTTTTCTTGTCCTAATTTGTTTCGGCTCTGATCCGATTCCAAACGATATAACAACGTCGATTTTAGGGTATCTAGCTGCGATTGGATTAGGCATTGGGCTAGGCACCATCAATGTAGGAATATGCTCTGTTTTTCCCGGATGGACGATTGGATACATACTGGTCACATTGACTGTTTATATAACCAGCGGGGTCTACTTCATGGCATGTTATATGCCAGAGCAAATATATTCATTAATGAAGTGGAACCCTGTAACGCAAATCATAGAATGGGTCCGACTTGGATATGACCCGACGCTTCCTGTCGAAGTTGACTACTTATACGTGTTCGGATGGATATTCGGAAGTCTCACTATCGGCTTGCTGTTGGAAAGGTATGTCGTCCGGGCGCAACAATAGCAGCTGGGAGGTGAAAGCCCCACAGCAGCAAATGCGGTGGGGCAGTTGCGCTGGAACTGCTTAAGATCTGCCTCCTCGGTGGGGGCTATATTCGCCCCCGACATCTCCGACCGATCCCCAGCTAGCAGCTTGCTTGAGTTCTTCCATGTAGGCCCGCATTATTGAAAGCTTATCCGCTCCACCCCAAAAGTGCGCAAGCCCCCTAGGCGGAGCAAGTGGCTTCTCGCCGTGACCGACGAAGCTCATTCTGTCGGTAAAAGCGCCGGAGACCTTCCCCCGTTTTGCTAAAACGTAGTTGGCACAAGCTTGATCAAACCAGTGAAGTGAGAGGCGACCGCCATCGGCCAGTGTTGCATACCGCACCATCACCTCACCGATTGTCAGTAAATCTATGCGGTGATCTTTCGTATTTGGCACGCCGATCGTTCCCGAGTTGAAGCCGAGAAATCCATCCGCGTCAAATTGAGGATCCTGTTCGACTAGTTGGCTGCCGACCGATGGTGTTGATTTGAGCGTTGCATTTGTTTCGTGAGCTACGAAGATTTTGTCACTAAGAAGCAGCTCTACCAGCTTGTCATCGAAGTTGGCATCAAACATCACATCTGTATCGAGGTACAGGAGAGGCTGAAAGTCGTTAGCTTGTGGCCACTCGGCTATCCTATATCTCTGAAGGCAATATTCAAAAGTCTCATCTGCCCTGATGGTCCAAACCATTATATTGTTATGAAAGTCGGCTGGCACAACGGATAGCACCGCGTCACGCGCCATGTCAGTGATGATCAAGAAATTTACATCAGGTCCGTGGAAGAGCCGCCATGACTCCATGCTAACAACGGCCATTTCAAGATATTTCTTCGAACCAAAAGAAACATAGTAGATAAGCGGCTTGTATAGCTTAATTTCCTCCGCCAACCAACCACACTGGAAAATGATCAGTGTATTTTTATTATTTGGATCACAACAAACTGGGAAGATCGAACGTAAATCAAGATCGAAATCACCGACCTTTGCATGGAAATCATTTGTGAAAACGATGTTACTTTTGCTGATTCGCTCAGACGTTCTTGTCACAACCCAATCGTTTCGAGCAAGATTGAGGAGGAGATCGACTTCGGCTTCCGTCAGAAGAAGGAACTCTTCCCATCCTCCCGCAGAAAAGGCATGCCAGTCTACTTCGCTACTCGGCCACGCCCTCAGATAACGGCTTGCTCGTTCTAGTGAAACCGTTCGCGAGTTAGGAAAACGTTTAACTGTGTACCTGTCTGGCGAGAATACGGAAATGTCATTGCGACCTTGAAGGTAGATGATATCTAGCCCTTCAAGTTCGCAGCTTACTAAATCACGTTTATTATCAATTTCACTAAGAAAAACAGTATGAAGGCGCCCGTCGATTGGTGACCGCGCTACAAAACTACCGTGATACGTAAGGAGATATACATGTTGCATAACGTTTTTGCCGGGCTGGTCGCGTCGCGGAAGTTCGGGTCCCGTACCTACGGCAGGCGTCACATATTAGAAAGAGACAATGATCAAGGAGCTTGAGGCGGCCCTGCATGCGCTCGTGAACGCTCGCGTCCGGGTGATCATCCTATATGACGATTTTGCCGACAGGTACGATTGCCTGAGTGCGTCCACCGACGCCATCGCGGCGATCGGCGCTTATCCGTCAGTCAACGTGTGCATCGAGAACAGCGCAGCGCCGGATCTTTGGGCGGACCTCTCGGCACAGGCCGCCTCACCATTCATGCGCACGCGGCACTCGTTCGGTTTGCTTGGCTTTGCGCCAGGGAAGAGACACGAAGGAGCCCCTAAAGCCGAAGCCCCGGGGGGCGGTGTGTGGACGGGTGTAGATAGCGGAGATCAGCCGGGTGGGTGCCCGGTGATCGCCTGGATCATCTCCCGGTGGGTGGTGGCCGTCTCCTCGCACATCGAGGTCACGAGGTCGTCGATGCGGCGCTCCATGTGGGTGATGACGTCGCCGGTCATGTAGGTACGCGCGACTTCGACCTTGAAGTTGTGCAAGGCCTCGTTCTGGGCCGCGACCTGGATCCTCACGGCCGCCACGTTGATGGTCAGCGGCGAGACGGCTGCAGCGGTCCCGCCTTTTATCTTCCCAAAAGCTCAATCGGCGAGCTTCCCCAGGCTGACGAGGAAGAACGCAAGCGCGAACACTTTCACCAATGCGATGGGCCGGCGGCGAGGAACGAGGTACCCTTTGTGCAGCCCTACCGCGCGAACATCTTCTTGACACCGAGCAACACGATCAGCCCGAAGCCGGCCCGGATGATTGTCTGTTGGATTTGAAGGTAGGCGCCGGGTATGGCTGGGTGATCCAGTTTGTCGCCAACCCCGAGAACAGCCCCGGCCTGAAGTGCGGGGCGACTCGGATCGCCATCGTTCTTGCATGCATGCAAAAGGCTTGAGCATGCGCACCACCGTCGAGATTGACAACGGCAGAACCGCAGCACGTTCAGACTCGGCCAACAAACGCAAGTGGCAGATTCTTCGTCGTTTGTTACGTTCCTACCGCGTGCACTACGAAGCGATAAGGCATGGTGGCGTTATGGCGATTGTGACGGACAACTTCAACATAACTGCCCAGGGGTCAGGACAGCTCGTCGCTCAAATACGATTATCCATAAACAATGAGAGCAAGACTGTTACGGAAGCTTCGGGCAGTATTTATGGACAATCAATTAGCGGGCTTTCAAGCTATCTAAATGCAAGTAATACAGTTTATGAACAGTTCTGGTTTGGGCAGCTAGGTCGAGTCGAATTTTACTACAATTTCGAAAGCGTGAGTGTATCCGCCGGAGGCCTGCAATATAATGTTGTTGGATCGTTGCAGCCGCCGAATATGGTTGCCACTGTGACCGGCTCAGATGGCTCGCAGACGAGCGGCATAAGCACATCGCAGCTCTTCAGTCGCTCATTGATTCCACCGATTTGCTTCGCGACCGGCACCCTGATCCGTACGAGCCGAGGCGAGGTTGCGGTCGAAAATCTGGCGGCCGGCGATTGTGCTGTCACTGCCTCTGGCGAGCTGCGCTCAATCACATGGATCGGCCATCGCCACATTACGAGTGCCGGCCTAGTCCTACCCTTCAACCAGCAGCCGGTTCGCGTCCGCGCTGGCGCTTTCGGCCATGGCCTGCCCCTGCGTGATCTCTACCTCTCGCCCGGCCACCCGGTGCTCGTCGGCGCTGACGCCGACAATGAGGGCGGCGTATTGGTGCCTATCATGTGCCTTGAGAACGGCACGAGCATCAGAAGGGAGACACGCTCGAGTGTCACCTACTGGCACGTCGAACTCGATGCGCACGACATTCTTCTTGCCGAAGGCCTTCCGGCTGAGAGCTACATCGACGGCGGCGACCGCACCTTCTTCGAGCAGGTCTCCGACCTTGCGCTTCACAATCCGGACTTTGTCACTCCGAACTGGAGCGGTCGCTGCCGCCCGGTCGCGGTGGACGGTTCGATGGTAGTGGCCGAGCGAGGACGCCTAGATGCAGCGTTCGCCAGCTCGCTGGCCGCTCAGTGCTACTGGGACCTTTCGGCTCAATCCATCTCAACAGCACCAATGTGGGGCGCTGATATGCTGCCGGATTGGCCAGGGGCGCAGGTGACGCCTCTTGATCCGACGTGCTAGCTCAGCCCAGCAATCAGGAGGCTTTGCTATGCAGCCGATATCCGCTCAGCGCGCGAGTCATAACGCCGGGCATCAAGCTCGGCACTAGCCATAGCCATGGAGAAGTTCGTCGCGCGAGGTCCGGCCCGAGACCATCTCTAGGCTGAGTGTTGCTGGAAATGCGACTTGCGCTCACATGAGCAGATAAAACGGTTTCAAGGTTCCAACATGCCGAAGTACCAACACGCCATTCTGAACACCTCTCGCTGGGAGAGTGAGACTATCGTTGAGTGGCTTCAATACTACATTTCATTGGGCTTCGATCATGCGTACATATACTGTAATGACGACGACCCGGTCGAGATGTATGAGAAGCTACAGCCCTATATTGAGTGCACAAACCCTTTTGTAACATTTCACCATGTTCCGTTTCAAGGGCAACAACCAGCTTGCTGGATCCATTTTCTCGAAAATTATAAGCACGAAACCGAATGGTTTTTGTTTATTGATGCGGATGAATTTCTAGCGCTGAAACCACACAATAGCATTAAGAACTTTATGAAGGAATTCGAACGAGACTTCGACTGTATCCACTTCAACTGGATCTGGTTTGGCCCTGAGAACTTCGAAGAAAGACCTAAAGGCAGCACGTTGCTACAGTTCACTCACCGCGAGGATGAGCGGCGGCAGATGAACTACTTTACCAAAACAATCAATCGTAGCGCCGCAATCGATCCGCGCAAGATCGGGCGCCCCCCCATCGACATGCTCAACCATCGCTGGCCGCCGACGATTTCGGCGAGCCTACGGGAAGCCAACGTCCTCGGCGAGCCCATGGCGGAGTTCATGTCGAACTTCCCTGCGTCGGCCGAAATGTTTATGTCAGATATCGGACGTCGCGAGAGTATCGTCGCAAAAGCTGTACTTTACCATTATCTATTTCGGTCGAAGAAGGACTTTCAGAGACGCGTGGAGCGCGGTACGTTGGGTGCCTACTATTTCCAGCCAATGTGGGGCACGCTCCCCAGCCGACAGGAGGAGTTCGCCGGCTTCCTGGGCGGCCTCGCAGCGCGCGAAGATCTCTACCTGCACGACTACTGGCAAGGACAGGTTGATACGCTCCGCGATCGCGCCAGAGCAACCTCCATTGTCAGGCCGCATGGCGGCGTGAACCTCGCACGCTCGGCGCGCGCGACCCAGAGTTCGATCTGCCAGTGGTCGAAAGGACAGACGATCGAGGAGGACGCGCGTGGAGCGATCAGCGGCGTCATCACCGGCGCCGACGGGTTTCATACTCAGCACGAGCCGAATCCCTGGTGGATCGCCGACCTTGGGTCGGTTTCCGCCCTTGAGGAAATACGGGTCTTCAATTCGCTGAAGGACCCCGGCATGGCAGCGCGCGCCTACCCGCTCGTCATCGACACCTCTCTCGACGGGCAAAATTGGGAGCGTCTGTTTTTTAACAACGGAAACTCCCCCTACGGAGGGGCCGACGGCCACCCGCTGATCGTTCGGGCAAATTGCGAAGCCCGTTACGTCAAGTTATGGCTTGCATCGACAGACTTCTTCCACCTGGACGAAATTGAAATTTACGGCCGCAATTGAACGGCTGACTTAAATATGAAGCGACATCGTGAATAAAATTGCAATTCTAGGGCCCGCCGCGCTTGTCGCGGCGGGTACTGGATCATAGTCGCTTGCTAGTATGAGCGCAGCATCTCAATATCGTGCGCTCGGCAGCAATCTCGGAACAAATCAATTTTCTCGGCTGGAATGAACGCATAATTCCAGCCTTTGTCAGGCACAATGATTTTCGTGTGTATCACCACGTCCGGTCGCATGCGGAAAGGAATGTACTCAAGCCCTTCCATCATTTTAGATAGATTGAACAAAGTTTTGTAGGCTCCGCTCAAAACTTCTGCGAACACGATGGGCCGGTCCTCAGCGAGAGTGTTGGTCGCCCCGCGTAAGAATGCTGCTTCGTGACCTTCGATGTCAGCCTTCACAATTGCCAGCTTCCGGGACAGCTTCAAGCTATCAAGTGTCCGAATTGGCACCTCGATCGTATTCGCGGCCGTCTTGAAATCAGCTTCCAACGACGCGCTCGTTTCGAGCAGGCCATGCCCAGGATCCGGAAGATGTAGCGCGGCAGTTCCCTCAGTATCGCTTAGGGCGCACTCGTTTAGCTCAACCTGATGAGAAACTCCGTTTAGGCGGAGGTTCTCAATAAGGACACTGCGCGCCTCGGGGAGAGGCTCAAAGGCGTACACATGTGCATTGCCTTTAGTCTTTGCCGCCAAGACTGAATATATGCCGATGTTCCCACCAACGTCGCAGAGGGACCCCTCTGTTCTGGCCACTGCTGCCATCAGCAGGATTGGGAGTGGCGTCTCATAGATGCCTGCCGCAAGGCTCTCGACGGATAGAATTGTACCAGGATGTTCTGTAAGCTTAATTTCTCGACCCGCAAATGAAAAACTATAATGATCTACGCGACCATCTCGTTCATGTCTTGTGTAATTCGACATATCTAAGGCCTCAAAATTTTTAGATCGGCTGCGTTCTACCTGCCGCCGCCGCGGTGAGCAAGCAAGGTGATCCTAACCCCTACCAATCGGATAGCGGAACACGTTTCCATTTGTTCGTCGCCACGCACCGAAATTCGAAGCTTTGATTCCAGGCCCGCTGGCCGACCCGGCATGGTGAATCCGATTTTGCTGGCGCGGCGGAAGCGGTCTCTGTGATCCGTGGGGTAGTTAGGCTGCCATCGGGCGCCACGCTCCAGCCTAAGCCGGCGATTTGGGCTGATGAGTAGTCTCCCTGGAGTAGGATACCCGTTGGCGCGGCCGATCCATCTCGGATGGCAGCTAAGCTTTTTTTGCCGCTGATGTTGATAGACACAGGGCTGCCAGAGGTATCCTCGATCGCGGCGGAGGAGCGTACGCCGTTAATTTGAATGGCACGCGGACCGCTCGCGCCTAGCACCAAATCGGCAATCGTCTTCTTGCCCGCAGTCTGCAAAGTCGTAGGGCTGGCTGTCACGTCCTGGATCGTTGCGATTGAGTGAGGTCCGCCTCCGATTCCTGAGGAGCCGAAACCGAGGCCGATCGGTGAGGCGGTGTCTATCTCAATCGCTGACTGAGAGGCGACTTTGTCCCCGTTGATCCTAAGTGCCCAAATCGCAGAATAACCGGTTGTTGAAGAGCCGTCCCCGGTGATCTGAATGCCGTGTGTAACTTGGGCATTTCCCGCCAGCCCAACACGAATAGCGGTACAGTCCGTCACGCCCAGGGCACAGTCGTGACCGCTATTGTTAGCGTAGTCAAACTCCACACCTGGAAAGAAATTACCAAGCTTCGGCTTCGTATTTATGTGGTAATTGAATGCGGCTCCCCAAGCGGAACCAGCCCCGTCTACGACATTCGTTTCAAAATATGAACCAACTTTGGCGTTGATAGCGGCGTCGTTGATCCAATCCCATTTTACCGTGCCATCTGTGACAGTGAACGGGAGGCGATCTGGGCGGGATCCTGGCAGTTTTGTTGAGGCTGAAGTTGTTCCTGGTTGTTTTGCTCGGTAAACAGCATTGCCGACGGCAACGTTGTCTCCAGCCTCATAGCGGGTATTTGGCTTATATTGCGTCGTATATCCGGTCCCGATTGTTGTAGTGACTGCTAGGGTTTGCTCTTGCGCCTGCCCGTCGTCCCTGGTTGACGCGGACAAGAGCAGAGAAGTTCTTTGGTGGTCTAAAAATTCTGGCTGCATAGATCCAGAAGATGGACCGTTAATGCACGATAAAGCGGGACAGAACGAGATCCGATTTCCGGCCCCTAACACAATGGCATTAGGGTTCTTCGTGGCAGCGAGCGACTTATCTAACCCTTGTGCTTCCTTGATTAGAAATGTGCGGGGCGGGTCTTGATCGACCCGTAAGGCTCCTAGAGGTGCGTTGTCGTTTGCTGAGTCTAAGCCTCGCTCGGTCTTGAGCAATGGCTGAGCCAGGGACGCAAAGGGCAGTATAGCTAGGACGACCAAAGCGGGAAGGCGCATCGCTTCAACCCCATAGGTGGCAGCAAGAGGGCCGGAGGCTTAGCAGGAGTCCGTCAAGGCCAGGAGTTTTTTTGGTGAGCTCAACCAACCACACGAGCTAAGCGCCAACGCGAGCGTCTTCTCGACAAAAAATAACCCCGGGGCCGAAGCCCCGGGGCGGTGCGTGGACAGGTGTGAATAGCGGGGATCAGTCGGCCCGGCGCCCGGTGATCGCCTGGAGCATCTCCCGGCGGGTGGCGGCCATTTCCTCTCGCATCGAGGTCAGGAGGTCGTCGATGCGGCGCTCCATTCGGGTGATGACATCGCCGGTCACGTAGGTTCGGGCGACTTCGACCTTGAAGTTGTGCAAGGCCTCGTTCTGCGCCGCGACCTGAATCTTCACCGCCGCCATGTCGATCGTCAGAGGGGACACGGCGGCTGCGGTTCCGCCCTTCACCTTGCTGGCGAGCCAATCGACGCCCTTCAGGAGCGTGACAACGAACAGGGCGAACCCGATCACCTGCACCCAGGTGATCGGGCCGGGCGCGAGGAACGAGGTGTCCATAGTGGTATCCTTTGCGCGGCCCTACCGCGCGAACGTCTTCTTGACGCCGAGCAGCCCGATCAGGCCGACGCCGGCCCAGATGATCGTCTGCTGGATCTGGAGGTAGGCGCCCGGCATGGCTGCGATCCGCCACGATCCGACTTCGTGCCCCGGCCACGGGAAGCAATCGAAGGTGACGGCGCCGAAGTGGGTGATCGCGACCGCGAACGCAAGCGGCATCATCCAGGCCGTGAGCAGGGAGGCCCGGTCCGCGTTGCGCGCTGCCGCTACCTGCTGCTGGGCGACGATCCACGCCTGGAACATCTGAGCGCTGGTAGCGACGTCGGCGCCGACGTCTGCCTGATGCCGGGCGAGATCGGTGTCGGCCCGCTTGTTGGCGACGTCGAGGAGCTTGCCGGCTAGCCCAGGCAGAACCGAGAGGATCACGCCCCACATCAGCGCGGCCCGCCCGTCGGGTCGGCCGGCGGCTTGCGCAGGCGCGCCTTCACGATCGGCGCGACAAGGCGCGCGACCGCGAGCCAGCCGGCCGCGCGTACGCCCCAGCCCTCCGGCAGAAGCGGGGACCAATCGACACCGGCCGTCGCGTTGAGCAGGTCGGGCACGAGATCGATGGAGGCGAGTGCGGCCGAGGCTGCGTAGACCTTGTAGCCGCGCATAGCGGCGATGCAGCGCCGAGCACGGCGGCGAAGAGCGGGGAGCATTAGGCGGCCTTTCCGGTGAGGGTGGCGGCGAGCCGCGCGAAGAAGCCGGGCTTGGAGGAGGCGGGAGAGCTCACCGCAGTCGGGATCACCGAATGCCCGGCCGCGCGCAGGGCATCGACCATGGAGCCGCACTCGCCCGCGATCAGCTCGTCCTTGTCCGTACCGTTGATGATGCGACGGGCGCCAACGGGCTCGTACCGGCCGCCGCCGAAGTAATCCGCCAGCTTCTTGCCGGTGAACCAGCCCTCGACCATGCCGTAGAAGAGGATGGCGGCCGCCACGTCGAGGCGCATGGCGAGCTTCGGCGTCTTCACCATGTCCTCGTTGGCCCGCAGGTAGCCGAGTTGCCGGAGTCGCTGGGTCGCCTTGGCGTAGTTCTCCTCCCACGTGAGCTGCACGAAGCCGCGTCCCCAGAAGCCGGTTGAGCCGTAGGCGCGCCCCTTCCCGCGGCCGTATTCCTCGATCGGCTGCATAGTGCGTGCCGTCTCGTGGAAAGTGGTGGCCAGCGCGTAGCCGAGCGACGTGGTGCCAAGCAGCGATGGGGCGGCGTCCAAGATCGCATCCATACCGGCAACCTGAGAAGCCTTCAGCCGCCCGCCGAATAGGGATGCGCGCACGGCCGCATAGAAGGCGGCGCGGTTCAGGCTCGCGGCCATCGTGGTCTCCGAATTGTGGGGTGGACGAGTTATTGACCGGCCCTAGATCCGACGCCCGTGAAAGGGTCGAAAGCTCGCCGGATCAGCGGCTTAGCAGGTGGACTAAGTTTGACTGGGTTTTGACCGACTAGGCCGGCGTGGGTCAGAGGCGGGAGACGCACACCTGGGCGAGCCCGTGACGCGCAACGGCGCCATGTCACATGGCATGGTCAGCACCATCACGAGGACAGGACATCGACACGCTGACAAAATCGTAGGAAGAGACAGAGGTTGACGCCGTTGGTGCGGCTGCGATCAAAAGGACTGGGAAACGTCGTGGCAGGTGCAGCGAGCCGCATTCGCCCGTCAGTGACGCTGACCGATTGCACGGCTCGACACGCAGCCGCGTTTCGTTACTGTCGATGAAACCTCACTCATTACCTTCAGTAGTAAGACTTGGCTATTTCTCCAAGCTTTAAGGAATATACATGACGTCAAACATAATATCGGCTGCACGTGGAATTGGCGAGCACTGCAAGATCTACACTCTGAAAGAAAGTGGGATTGAGCGACGCGTTACGGTTTACGACTATGAAGCCGCAGCTCTAGAAGCGTATTTGGCACCGAAGATGCCAGGGAGCGAAGAGGTGAGGCCAGATACTGAATCCACCCCTCCGATCGAAGCCAGGAGAGCGCCGCGTTTTCGAACCCGGCAACCATTCGGAATACCTGGTTTAGAGTGATTGCAGGAGGAACGGTTAAGGGGCTTCAATGCGCGACCCAAGCTGAGCCGGTGCAGAGCGCCAGTGCGGTCTCAGCCCCTCCGCCTGTCGCGATCAGTTGGCGGTACGTCGGGCTCGCCGCGAGATCAGTCACGACGACAACGCTGCCCTTCGAGCCGGCGACGCACGGGAAAAGTCCGGCCACGGTATACTGTGCCGGCTTGAGAGCGCCCTGATTGACGGTCAGGCCGGTCCCCACGGTGGCCGTGCCATTCACGATCGCCCCGGCCGACGTGACTACGCCCGTGGGATTGACGGTCCAGCCCTGACCTTGGACCTGAAAGCCGGAGTAGGCGCCCTGGAGCTGCAGTCCGACGGCAGACGAACCTACGTGCCGGAAGCCTACGCTGGCACCGCCATAACTGTTGAAGCTGATCGCAGAGTTTGACCCGTCTGTGAACGCGGAACCGGCATGGTAGCCCTGGTTCATGTAGCCGTTTGTGCTGCCCGTTCCGTCCAGAATGGTGTTGTCTCGAACCAGCGTCGCGCCACCGAAGATCATGCCGTTGATAAGGGATGTCGAGTCGCTCGGCGGGCTATACTGCCCGATCGAGATCGCAGACGAAGAGCGATGCGGCCCACCCGTAAATATTTGCAAAGCGGTTGCGACAGGACCAACGGGGCCACCGGCGTAATCGCCCCAGTAATTTACGAGATCAAGCTCCATGGTATAAGCATTTTTCTTCAACCCCCCGCCTGCAATCTGGTGCGCCATTGCGGATGACCACATGGCGCCTGAGTTGGCCTCCTGATAGGTGAAAACTCCAAGGTTCGTCTTGCCGCCGTTGCCGGGTGCGAAATTCGGCTCGTAACGCCACGTAACGCCGCCATCAACGATGGTATCGCCTGTACCGGTTGGGCCCGCACCGGACGCCGCAGTTGTACCGTAATAAGTCGTTGAGCCGTTCTTCTCCTTGACACGATACATCTTCCCGCCGTCGTTGAGGCAGGATCCGAATTCTGGATAAAACTTACTTCTCTGGCAGCCGGTCGGAAAGCCAGCATTGTTCCTCATGTTGAAGATATTGCCGTACTCGCCATGGTTCTCGTCTCCGGTCGAGGTGATGTACCGCGCCATGCCGCAGCGCGTGAGATCGGTCCCCGCAGGATGAAACGGTCCGACGACAGGTTCACATTTCAAGCTTTGGTCGTTTGTAATCCACGTGCCGCTATAAGGCGTGTTTGGCCCGAACATCGTCACGGTGCCGTCGGCCTCAAGCACGGGTCCGATCGAGGCGTCGGGGCCCCTGTTGGCTGCGCCGAACGCGCCGGTCATCAGCTTGCGCGGTTGGAGGTTCCACTCTTTCGACGCCGCATCGATGCAGCCAAGCGGCACCATTGTGTTGCCGGTACGCTCCTTCACCGCGAACTGCGGACACGAACCGGAGTTTTGGAGGCCGATCTCCGGCATGGTGTAGATCTGCGCAGAAGCGGGCTCGGCCCCAACGCAGCCTGCTGCTACCGCCAACACGGCGAGGGCCGCGCGGAACGAACGGATCATGGGAAGAACCTTCACTTCGGCTGGAGAGCGGCGGCGGCGAGCAGGTTTTCGATCTGCGCGTCCGAAAGGGATAGGGTCGCCTGGACGAAGACGAGCAGGGCGCAGCCGGGCGTGATGACGGCTGTCGTCCGATAGGCGCGATTGACGGAATTACTCACGTCGGAGGGAACAGCGTCTCGCACCGTGGCCGAGGCACCGGGAAAGGCGCTCTCGAGCGCGGCGTAGAACTGACCGGCCGTGAGCGTGTCGTCGCCGCCGCTGGCCGCTACAACATCGAGTGTTACAGCGGTGCCTTGACGGCCGACCTTCACGGTGCCCGTGGGCGACCGGACATCGATCGGGAACGTCGGGCGGATCGAATAGCTCGGCATGGCGGGACGTCCTCAGGCGAATTCGACCGGCTCGCAGAAGACCTCTTCCGTCTCCGGGCCGATGGTGACGAAGATCCGCGCGTCGTAGAGGCCGGGCGGCACGTCGAGCAGCGACCCGGCGGGGAACACCGCCTCGACCAGGCCAGGGTTCGAGACGATGAGCGTGCCGGATGCGAGCGAGGCCGCGAGCACCGGAAGCGGCTCCCGACCATCGCAGCCGCGATACGGCGCCCGCGGCGTCACCTCGAGCGCGACCTCGGAGCAGGTCGAAAAATCGACCAAGCCAGCGTCCGTGATATCCAGACGCCCGCGGGCGTCGGCGGCACGAAAGACGTGCCGGAAGCGCCACTGCCCGCGCCGGGGGATCGCGCCGAGCGTGTTCATGAAGGACGGCATAGGTCTACAGCTTCAGATAGAAGGTGCCGAGCCGGGTCGGCGGGAGGTTCGACACCGGCAGTCCACCGCCTGGGTTCGAGATGCCGAAGCCGAAAACCTTCGCATTCGGCGGGGCGGTCAGGTCGTTCTTCAGACCCTTTTGCAGGTTGATCACAGGGGCCGAGCCTGCCGCTGTGCTGATCGAGGCCGTCGCAAGTTCCTCGTGCGTGATGTACGTGTGCGCCGGGTAATCGATGGTCACGGAGCCGCCTGGAAGTGCGGCCGGCAGGTTCTTGTTGGACAGGCTGATCAGGGAATCGCCGCCGATCTGGCCGGGTGCCTGCGCATCGCCCAGCGCCGAGAACCGTGCTCCCGAGACGGTGCCGGTCGAGCCCGCCGCCGCAGCCTGCGAGAGCGTGATCGTGGTACCGTTGATATCCGTGATCGTGGTACCGGCCGAAATGCCGGTGGCAATCACCGTCATGCCGATGGCGAGCCGAGCAGAGTTGAACACCGTCGCCGTGGTCGAGCCGGCGGAGAGCGTGAGATCCATGATCGCCTGAAGCCGTCCGGCCGGGCTCGATCCCATGTCATCAAGGCCGGCCTGCATGAGCCCCTGCATGGTCGGGATGACGATTTGCTTGCCGGCGGAGAAGTCACTCGAAGCCGAAGTGCCACGCCCGCCGACCACGGACGCCACCGTGTCTGGGAAGGTGTTCCAGAGGTAGGAGAACGCGGCCGCCGCATTGGCTGAAGCGAGTTCCGTCGCGCCCGACCCAGCGCCACCCAGCGTGCGCCCGTTCATACGCACCCAGCCGGGCAGGATCCCGGCGTCCATGCGCCATTTTACATCACCGGTCGCGGCGATCGCGGTTGGATCCACGGTTCCGCCGCCTCCGCCGCCGCCCGTGGTCGGAGGCACGGTGCCGAGGCCGTCGTCTCGCCACAGCACTTCACCGTAGGGCCCGCGAACCTCTTCGGCGTAGAGCACGACCGGCAGGTAAACCCGAGGGAATCGCCCGGTACCATCGGCTTTTACCGGTTGGGCGAGCGGCCTGGTCAGTGCGGCATCGGAGTAGACCGCGAGCGGCGTCGTCGTCCCGGCTGCGAAGAAGGCGACGTTCGGCACGAGCAGGGGCCGGCCCGAGGCGTCGAGGATCTGCTGGCGCGACTTCGGCCACGACTCGGCGGCCGAGGCAGCCGAGATCAGGCCGAGCGCGAGAACGAGCCCGGCGGCGAACGATCGATGCATGTGGGGGAGCCTGAAACGACGAAGCCCCGCACGGGGGCGGGGCTTGTCAGGGCCAGCGCGTAGAGCGCGGCACGGTGATCAAATCGCGGGTTTTGCCTCAGGGGTCAAGGGGCGATGGCTGGCGGCGACGCGCGGCCGTGCTACGGTGCCGCCTGTGCCCTCGTCCCCGTCGCAGCGGTTCTGGTGTCTCGCGCAGCTGGCGTTCATCGCGGCGCTAACCTACGGCATGTCGGTGCCGCCCGAGGGCAACCCTGCGCCGATCAATCCCGCGCAGGTCGTGGTGAGCTTCGGCGTCTCGGTGATCATGGCGGCCTTCTTCACCGCCCTGGCCACGCGGCTATGGGACCGCGCGCACCTTAAGCTGAAGAGCCTCACGGGCGTCGCGGTCCCCGCCGCCGGCACCGCGTGCGCCGAGCACCACGAGGCGGTTCAGCAGCGCGATCGTGTCGGCGCCCGGCTTGGCGTTCGCGACATCCGCAAGACGCCGTCCTCCCTCTGGCGTGGTCAGCAGCGCGGCTAAGCGCTCGAGGTTCCGACCGGCCTGCCAATCCTCGAAGGACTGCGCGATTCGCTTCGGGAGATTAAAGCCGCCGGTTGCCGCCGCCTTCCCGGCTTCGGCGCCGAGGCTCCCCTTCTTCATCTCCGCCAGCGCCTCCGTGTTGAAGGAGGTCCGCGAGCCGACGCCCTGACGGGTGCCGGTGGCCTCGAAGATGTCCAGCAGGCGGGAGAACCCGGCGGCGATCCGCTCGCCATCGGGCAAGGCTCGGATCGCGGCGAAGACGTTCTCGCCGGCCAGATCGTTGCCCCGGATCGCCGCGGCGAATTTCGCCCCGCCGGCTTGGTTGGCACCGCTGTGGAGATCCTTCGTCTTTGCCGCGAACTCGGTCCCAAGATAGGTCCGGACGAGCTCGCGCGCGGCCAACGAGTTGCTCCGCGAGATCGCGCCGACGGCGGCCCCGACATCGGCCGCCGAGCCCTCGACAGGCTTGGTCGGGAACAGTGTGTCGATCGCGCGCTTCACGTCCGGCCGTTCGGCGATCCGGCCCAGCGGTGAGCGCTCCACGGCCTCACGACCCTGATGCGCGAGGACGAGGCGCTGAAGCCGTCCGCGCGCCTCCGGGAGGAGGGCGAGCAGGTCCTCGTTCTGACGCATCGCGGCACGGATGCGTTCGGCCGTCGCGCCGCCCTGGCCGCTCACACCATCGAGGATGCGCGTCACCTCGCGGGCCTCGAAGGCATTGCGGGCCGCGGGTGTGGCGTTGGCCAGGAACTCGCGCGCTGCGGTCGCGCCTTCGAGATGGGTCGGCACCTGCTCCGACGGCGTGGCCATGCGGCGGGTCAGCGGATCGCGCTGCGTCACCCGGCCGAGCGGCGCGTTGCCGGCAAACGGCTCCAGGGGGCGGCTGTTGGCTGCGAAGTTCGCGTCTGCCGTCGCCACCTCGGGCGCCGCTTTCAGCTGCTCGTCGAGCGTGGAGCGCACTGCCTGCAGGTCGCGCACCTTCGTGTCATCACCATCCGCCTGTGCTCGATTGATCCGCTGGTCGAGCCGCTCGCGGGCATGCAGAAGCCCTTCGATCGACAGGTCGGTCTCACGGACGCCCGACACCGGATCGGCGCCGTATTCCATGAAGTCCCGGCGCACCTGCTCCAACTCGGTGCGGACATCGCCCTTGGCGGTCCGCGCCTGCCGATCGATCGCGTCGAAAGCGGCCTGCGGGTTCACCTGCCCGAAGCGCGGCGCGGAGATCTCCTCCGTCACTGTCGTCGGCACCATGCGGGAGGAGGGGTCGCTCGCGGGCTCCTTCGAGGCCATCACGACGCGCTCATAAGCGCTGAGCGGGTCGGACTCGTCACCGCGCATCAGCGCCGCGGCCGCCCGGTCGAGCGTGCCCTTATCGACCGTCTTAGGATCGACGCCTGCCTCGGTCAGCGCGCGGCGAATGTCGGTCGTCGCCTGGCTCGCGGAGGCCTGGAACTCATCGCGCATTGCGCCGAACCCGGACCGGTCCTCATAACCCTGCCAGTCCCACGGATAAGTGCGACGGCCGCGGGCTTCCTGCTCCAGGAGGCTGATCAACTCGTCGTGGATATTGCGCTCCATCCCGCCGCCAACGTCTGGCGGCAGATAGCCCTCCTCGATCAGGCGGGTGCGCCAGAAGTTGTCGATTCCCTTCCCGTTCTCCTGGACGAGGTTGGCAACGCCGGGCTGCCGGAAGCGGTCGAGCCCGGCCGCCTTCACGTCTCCGCGCTCAAGGCCGATTCCGCCATTCTCGGCGATGAAGCGAGCGAGCGACTTCGTGCCCGGCTGAAGGGCCGGCGCCTCCGGTCGCGTCGGTGCCATCGAGCCGATGGTGTCCGGTCCGCGCGGCGGTGGGTCGTAACGCAGGGGGCCGCCAGCGCCGTTGTCGAGCGTCTGGAGCATCGGCTCGCCGGGCCGCTCCACAGTCACCGTGCGGTCGATGCCGATGCGCTCCTCGGCAGCGCGGGCGGCGGCATAGTCGCGGGCCGCCTGTTCGGACCGGACTGTCTCGCGGGCATCGGCGATGCCGCGCATCTCGCGCTGGATCACCTGCCCGGCCTGGTCCGGGGAGACGCGCGGGCCGGCCGCCTGCGTGGCGCGGATGACGGACTGCCCTTCGGGTGTGGCGGCCACCGCATTGCGCGCTGCGGCCTGGACCGCCTCACCGGTGCGGGCGGAGGAGGGCGAAGCCGGCGCGATCGCGTCGAGTCCTGCCTGTCCGGCCGCGTCGATCTGGCCGGGGCGGGCAGCGAAGAACTCGGAGAGCCCGCCTTGTCCCTCAACGACGCGCTGGAGGTCGCCGAGGCGGCGCGGGCCCACGACCTGCTGCAGGGCTTCCGCCCAGGTCAGGGCGACGCCACGGCCGGCCGCATCATCCATGAGTGAGCGCACCGCCGTGACCTCGTCGGGCGAGATCTCGCCGGCGCCTGCGTCGAACAGGCGCTCGGCCGTACCGGGGCGACGCGTGAAGGCCTGCGCGGCGCCACCCGCCACGCCGCCGGCGAGGCGCGCCACGGGCTCGGCCGCGGTGCCCTCCGTGATCTGCCCCGCCGTCTCGGAAGCGACGGCCGGCAGAAGAGCGTTGCGCGCCGCCGTGGCGACAGTCTTGCCCGCGCCGGGCACGAACTCGGCCACCGTGCGCGCATACTCGCCGGCCGTGGTCTGGGGCTCGTAGAGCTTGCCTGTCGCGGCTTCGAGGGCGCTGATCGCGGTCTGGCCCGGCATCGGCAGCTCGGACGGCGAGGGGAGCGCGCCCTTCACGGTGGCGCGCGCCTCGGCGGCCTCGGCTTCCGACAGCGGGGCCTTACCGGCGAGGCTTCGTGCGCCCTTGGCCACCTTGTCGGTCAGATAGCCGATGCCTGCCTCGGCCAACCCGAGCACGGTCTGGGGCAGATCCGGCAGGCCTGCGGCACCGCGGATGATGCCGGCGCCGGCCGACTGGACGACATCGCCGACCACCGAGGGCGCCCCGGTGGCGGGCTTGCCACCCTTGGACGCGTCGCCCTCGTCGAACTGGTCGAAGAAGTTGCCGCCGCCTGAGGCCGGGCCGGTCGGGCCGGCGGCCTTCGGAGCCGCCGGCTCATCGAACTGGTCGAAGTAGTTCGCCATCAGGATCAGGGTCCCGCAAGGATGCTGTCCGGCCCGTTTTCACGCACCGGACCGAGGATGCGCGCCGAAGCGCCTGCACCATACTTGGCGTCGAACTGGCTGCGGAGGTTTGGGTCGGAGCGCAGCGCGCGAACTGCCTGCATGGGGATGCTGACCGGGCCAGTGGGCGCTGCCTTCGCGGCCGGATCAGCCTTTGGCGCCGGAGCGCCCCCGCCCTTCTTCGGCATCTCGTAGGGCTTCACCGTGGAGAACCGTGGCAGTACGTCCTCGGGGTTGATGCCCGCTCGGCTGACGATGTCCCGGTACCGTGCCGTCTCCTGTCCGAGGGCGCCCTCGTAGGCCTGCATCCGCCCGAACGCCTCGGTCATGATGGCGTTGCGGGTCTCGGGCGTCAGCGCCTGCCCGCCGTTCAGGCTGTTGATCGAACCGACGAGCCAGTCGGGCAGCGAGCCGGTGTTCTTCACCATGACCATCTCGCCCTCGCGCACCACGGACCCAGGGTCCATGATCTTGCCCAGGCCGTAGACGAGGTTGAGGTCGGCCGCCTTCGTGTTGCGCGGCGCCGCCTCCACCATCGCTCCGTAGATTGGGAGCGCCTGCTCGTAGTTCTTAAACGAGGCGAGCCCCTGGATCTCGCGGCGGATGCTCTGCGCTTCCTCGCGACCCTTGCGCTCGTTCTCGACCGTCTTGTCGCGATCCGGCGCCGTGAACAGCGGCTTCCCGTCCGGACTCACGAGGGAGGCACCAGCGGCGACCGTGACTGGCTTCGTGCTCTCACGGTCGGGCGCCTGATAGACCACCTGCCCATCGGGGCCGACGAGCGCGCTCCCGGGCGAGACCGTCGTCGGCTTCTCCTGTGCCGTGTAGAGCACCTCCCCGGACGCCGTGTCGACGAGGTTGTTGCCGACGGTCGCGGTGTTCCGCTTGGCCTGCCCGATGGGGAGGATTCGCCCGTCTCGAGTGTTCACCCAGGCGGACTGCCCGTTGATCTCCTTGATGTCCCAGCTCTTGTCGCCACCCTTGAGGAGCTGCCCGAAGATCTCCCCGGCCATGGCGCGGGTGTTCGGGTTGCGCCATGCGGCGTTGAGCGCGGTCTGAAGCTCCGGGGTCATCTTCGACCCTGCGCCAGCACCGAAACCGGGGAATGCCTGCGACGGCGCGGCGTCCGGGGCACCACCCTGCGGAACGACGAAGCCGGCCGGCTGGGCGCCCGCAGCAGGGAGGTTGGCCGCGTCGGGCTCACCCGAGGCGACCTGCGTCAAGGGAGGGGTCGTCGAGGGCGCACCGCCGAGGCGGGCAAGGTACTCACGCGTCGAGCCGAGGCGGGCCGCGAACTCGCCGCCCGGTCGATTGTAGCCCGCGAACTTCCAGGCCCGCGCCATCAGTTGGTTGGCTTCCTCCGGGCTCTTGGCGCTTTGGAGGGCCAGCGTCAGTTCGGGGCTTTCCGTGAGGGCGAAGGTCGCCTGCGCCGCGACCGGATCCTTGGCGCCTGCCGTCAGACGCCGCATGTTGGCGAAGCGGTCGCCGCGCCAGGACAGGATGCCGCCCGAGGTGCCGGGCTGACCGCTCTCGCTGGGATCGGACCACGAACCAGCGATGTTGCTGGGCTTGTAGCCGCTCTCCCGGCCGGCATAGGCCGCCATCGCCGCCAGACCGTACGGGTTGGTGAGCCCACCGCTCTTCAGGGCGTCAATGAAGCGGGTCTCGATCTCGCCGCCATTGCCAGGGACACGCATGGGGGCACCGCCACCGCCCGCGAACGAGGGAAGCGCGGCCGGCGTGCTGGACGGAGGGGCAGGGGCCACCGGACCGCCCGCAGGCGCACCGAGACCGCTCGCCGGCACAGCCGCCGCCCCGCCACCCTTGTAGGCGTTCAACAGGTTCGAGATCAGCGTCGGCGCCTCGTCCTCCTGCGCCTGCTTGCGGGCATCGGAATAGCCGCTGCCGAACGCATCGCCGAGGCCGGACACCATCTGGAAGACGGTCGCACCGTTCATCGCGTCACCCGAAGATCGAGAAGGCAGAGGAGAGGTTGCTGCCGATGTTGCCGAGCGCGGCAGGGTTGCCCGACAGGGCACCGACGCCCTTCGCGAGCAGGTTCGCCCCGCCCATCAGAGCGCCGAACCGGTTCTCCGCCGCCTTCTCGCCGGCCATGAGACCCTGCTGCCCGACGGTGGAAAGGCCCTTCGCCGTGTCGGTCGAGATGCCCGCCTTCGCCGCGCCGGTCTGGAAGCCGATGTTGCCGAGTCCGGTTTCCGCGCCGGCCTGCCCCGAGACGGCACCGTAGCGCTTCGTGTCGAGGTTTGAGAGGTTCGAGAGCCAGCTGTTGAAGTCCTCGCTGGCGAGCCCGGAGGCGAACTTCATCGCGTCGGTATCGGCGTTGCCCGAGGCGAGGGTGCCATTGACGGCCCGGGCGCGGGCGAGCGCCTGGAGCCCCTGGTCCATGTTGAAGGTGTAGCCGGCCCCGGTCGTGTAGGCGGAGCGCGCCGCGTTCGAGGCGTCGGCGCCGTTCACGCCGAGCGCGTCCTGGTAGAGCTTCGCGCCGCCGCGGTACTCGTCGGCGAGGTTGCCGAACAGACCCGAGGCCTTACCGTACTGGTCCTTGGCGAACCCAAGGCCCTGGTCGAGCGCGTCCTTCGCCTCGGTCTCGCCCTGCTGAAGCTGCTGAGCGCCCCAGATTGCTGCCTGACGCCCGGCCTTGCCGGAAAAGATGCTCGAAATTTTCGCCTCCTATCGGTTGGGCGGTTCGCTGAGGGCGCGGTTCACCGGCCAGCCGCGAATAAGGCGTTGGAGCACGAGGCCGGGTCGAAGGCCGGCACGCTCTGCCGCCTCCGTCACGCACATCCGCTCGCCCTGGAACTCGACGATGCGGTTGCTCCGGCGGTTGCGCCCCTGATCCTTCATCGTGACCCAGCGGCAGTTGCCGGGGTCGTATCCGAGGTCGTTGTCGCGTCGGTCGAGTGTGTGGTGCGGCGACGGGCGGCGACCCATGTCTTCGAGGAAGTACTCGAAGCCCGACTTGCCACCCTGGCCATCGGCCCAGCGCTCACACATCGTGATCCCGCGTCCGCCGTAATCGGCGAAGGCGTGCGCCTCAGGATTGCGGCAACGGTTCCGCGCCAGGCACCAGGCCGACCACTCGGGTGAAGCCTGATTGCCCGACCAGTGGCCGTGCCTCGTCTTCGCGGATGCCATCAGGTCGGACGTAGAGCAGCCGCAACTCTTGATCTGGCCCGACTTCGCGTGCGAGGCGCGGACGACCTTCTCGTCCCCGCACTCACATCGAAACCGCCAATGCGCATGCCCTGTATCGGCGTGCACAAACTCGACTGCGGTCAGCATGTTGAACTTCTGACCGGAGATGTTTTCAACGCGTCTATCCATATCGGAAGGATAGCACGAAGCCTTTGCCTCTACTTGGTTTCGAGTGCGGAAATTCGGTTTTCCAACGCCGCCGTGTAGGCGAGCATGGCCGAGAAGAATGCGAACCACTCACGCGACAGGGGCAGCGAGGCGGCGTTCGGGATAGTAGGCTTGGTGCTCATTCGGTGCGGGCCTCGATTGCCATCGCGCCACCGAGCAGGGCGCAGTAAACCGGATCGGACACGTCCACGCGCCAGATCCGGCCCTGCGGCCCTGTCATCCCGGTGCGCAGGAGGTTGATGCGGGTTCGGCTTTCGCCCTGACGCCCGAGCGGCCGGGAAAGCGCATTGCTCCAGGTGCGTCCGCCGTCGTCCGACCACGAAATGAGGGCGCGGGGATCCGAGATCGTCGGATCTGCGGACAAGCCACCGACGCCGAGCGCGAAGTCGAAATCAGCCCGCGGGATCGCGAGACGGGCCGGGAAGCCCTGCGCCGGCAGGCTTTCGGCGCGGAAGCGCAGCGGGTTGCCGTCCTCGTCGAAGGCGCTCTCGGTCACCTCCAGCAGGCCGGTGCCGACCGTGTCGCCGTACAGCCAGCGCCCGAAGGCCTTCACGCTCTGCGAGGCCCGCCAGCGGCTCGCCTGATGGCTGGCACGCTCGTGCCACTGCTGCGTGGTCAGGTCGTAGACCCAGGTGCGCCCCGGCATCGAGACGACCCAGAAGGCGTGTCCCGCCACCAGATGCACCGAGGCCTCGACCGCCTTCGGATCGACCTTCGCAGCCGCCGCGAGATCCCGCTCGACGTCGTGGTTCGAGATCCGCGCCGGGCTGTAGCCGCTGAGCTGGTAGACGACCGAATCGTCGCCCACCCAGATCAATTCGTTCGACCAGCCTTCCTCATGACCGGCGACCGCCCACGGGCCGATGAGCCCGCGCGGAATGCCGGTGACGCGGGCGAGCGGGAAGCCGTTCGCCTGCGCCTGCCCGCCGTAGACGCCGATTCCCGACGGACCGAACAGGAAGAGCTCGTCCCGGAAGGCGATGCCGCGCAGGAGCCCGCCGGGGCGCGCCTGCTCCGTCGTCTTGCTCAGGGTGTTGAAGGTGAGGCCGTTCGGCTCCGTCGCGTAGCAGTCGCCGTTGCCGGCGGTGAAGAACAGGATGCCGAACAGCTCGCAGACCGAGTTCGGCGCCGGCAGGCCGGAGGGTGTCTGAAGCGGTTGCGGCGCGCCATCCACGGTCAGCCGGTAGGCGCCTAGTTCGGTGACCGCGACCGCATCCGGCGTCGGCTGCCGGTTGTTCCGGGCGATGGTGACCCGATCCGAGCCCGGAAGCGGGCCAACCGTCGCCACGGTGCGATCTTCGGAGATCCGCACGAGCGCGTTCGCGTGGGCAGCGAGCACCACCGACCCGACCTGACGCATTCCGCGCGGACCCGACACGCCGACGTCGACGAACCGCGAGAGGCCGGGCGAGCGCCGGACCGACACGGGCGCGCGCGCACCGTCTCCGAGTTTCTCCGCGAAAGCGTTGATGAGCCGCCCCGCTCCCTCCGCATCGGAGAGGCCGGGACGGCTCGATAGCGGCCAAGCGATGGAGGGCATCAGCGGCTCCAGCCGCCCACGCGACCGTGACGACGGCTCCAGAACTGCTCCAGCCGCATCGGCGGCCGGGCGTCGTAGACCCGATATGCGAGCTTCAGGTCGGTGCGCGACTGCTCGGCGGCGGTCGCGATCTCGGCCGCTTTCTGGCCGGATATGCCGAAGGGTGTCATCGCCTGCTCAGCGACGATCCGGGCCAGCGGCAAGTAAGCCGCGTCGTCGATCTCGTCGCCGTTGAGCTTGGCCACCCCGTCGTCGAGCAACTTCGCGCAGGCGGGGTCGATCAGGTCGTCGACCTCGGCGCGGTCCTCATCGCTCGGCGACTGGCCAGCGGCGAGCACGCCGAGGTTCTTGAGAACCCGCGCGATCAGATCCTCGCGGGTCTTCATGTCAGCGGCCCTTCGCGGCGGTCGCCGGCTTTGGCTTGGTGGCCTCGTCGAGGTCGGCCTTCACCTGCGCGAGCTCGGCGGCGAGCGCCTCGGCCGCGGCCTTGGCCTCGTTGCGCTCGGCGACCGTGACGCGGCCGTCCTCGTGCGCCTTGGCGAGGGAAGCCTGCAGTTCGGCCATCGCGGCGGATGCGCCTTCCAGCGTCTTCTCGGCGGACTCGATCTGGGCGACGAGGGTCGCGTTCTCCGCCATGCCGGCCTCGATCACGCTCTTCAGGCGGTCGATCTCGGCGAGGGCGTTACCGAGCATCTCCGTATCGACAGCGGGCACATCGACACGCACCTCGGCGGCGATCGCCGGGACGTAGACGCGACCCTGCACGGCGGCGGACAGCGCTTCTGCGGAGGCGAGCATGGAATCGATGATGACGGACGGGGAGGCGTCCCAGCCGTCGGGAAGAGCTTCGCCTGGAGCGAGGTCGAAGATGCGGGCCGCGCCGCTGGGCTGGTAGCCCCAGGTGGCGACGGTCTGAATGGTCTCGGTGCTGTCCATGGACGCCTCGTCGGGAGTGACGGGGCGCGCATGGCCCCAGAACGACGAAGGGCCCCACGAGGGGGCCCTTTCGTCTTCGCAGTGGTGGGAGACGTCAGCCGTTGAGGCGGACGCCGAGGCGTGGATCGACGGCCTTCACGCCGTACAGAATGTCCAGACGCCAGTTCGAGATGTCGTTGGTGCCGTCGTAGTACGGGATCAGGCGGACGGAGAGACCCTTGTACGACTCACGCTCGCAGGACACCGCGCCCTCAGGCTTCACCAGCGGCACACAGGTCAGCGCGAACGCCGACTTATGAGCCATGATGTTCTGGGTGAACGGCGTGTTGGCCGCGCCCATCCAGGCCACCACGGCGCCGGCAGCCGGAGCCGCCGAAACGGTGGTGAAGGCACCGTTCGGGAAGGCGGCCGGGGCGATGATCGCCGGGCTGATCTGCAGGGTGGCGTTACCGGTGCCGTCGGCGACCGCAGCGGCCATCACGGTGAACTGCCGGAGGTAGGGCAGCACCTGTTTGGTCACGTGGTTGACCGCGAACACGCCCGCGATGGTGAACACGTCACCCTTGGCAACGACGCCGCCATTGCCGAGGCCGGAAACGTTGAGCAGCTGCCCGCCGAAGTCCTTCACCGCCACGCCGTTCGAGAGAACCTGCGTGTAGGTCACAGCCTGACCGGCGCCGTTGACGGTGCCGTTGGTGCGCGAGCCGGTCACGTGCACGGGCACGTTCTGGCTCATGTAGGTATCGACCTGCGCGATGCGGCCGACACCGCCATCGCGGTAGGCCTCGCCGACGAGCTTGTCGTTGAGGAACTTGGTCTGTGAATCGGCCAGACCGGCCTCGTCGTCGGGCGACAGCATGCAGAAGCGGTTGTCCTTCGGCACCGAGCCGTTGTTCATGCGGGTGGTGCCGCGCAGGAACCCGGCGTAGCTCGACAGGACGTTGCCCGGCGTGCCGACCCAGTTCGGGAGGGAGGAGTAGAGACTCATCACGTCCTGATCGACCTGGTTCGCGAGCGAGACCATGGCCGGCTTGATGACGCGCTCGGACAGCTCGCCGATCGACAGGGTGCGGTCCGTCGAGCTGATCCGCAGATCGATGCCCTTCATCTTGTCGACAGTGACGGAGGTCGTGCCCTCGGTGATGTCCTGGGGCTGCGCGGTGGCACCGTCGCGGACCTGGAACTGCGGAGGCTTCTTGATCGTGACGGCGGCACCCTTCTGGTAGCCGTTCACGGTCGAGGAGAACTCGTCCTCGTAGCCGCGGTGGACCTTGGAGGCCGCCACGAGTTCGTTGTCGAGGATCTTCACCGCCGCCTTGGCGATGACGTTGGCGGTCAGGAATGCGTTGGCCATGGGTCAGATGATCCTTATCGGCCGCGGCTGTAGGTTTTGGCGAGCCACGCATCGATCTCCGCGTCGGGAGACGAGGGCGCAGCCGCACCGGAGACCTGCTTGGCCGGGGCGGGGGCTGAGGTTGCAGTCTTGGGTTTCGCCAGGGTCAGGCGTGCTTCGAGCCGACCGACGGCCTTGGCCGCCTCGCGCTCGGACATCCCGTTGAGCTTGGTCAGCTCGGCGGGGTTCTTGGCGAGATAGTAGGCGAGCAGGCCGCCCTTCTCGCTCTCAATGACCAGCTCGGTGACGTGAGGCTTCACCTCGCGGCCCTTGGCCTCGCCGAGCACCTTGTCGAAGTCCGGGAGCTTCTCCCGAGCCTCGTCGAGGCGGTCGTTGAAAGCCTCGACAGCGGCCTCGCGCTGGGCCTCCTGATCGGCAGCCTGCCGGCTGGAGGCCGCAGCCTCGCGGTCGGCGTGGCGCTGCACGGCGAGGGCCTTGCTGATGCGATACTCAGCCTTGGCGTCCTCGAAGGCCGACCAGTCCTTGAAGTCCTCCTCCTTCGGAGCCGGCCCGATCTCCTTCTCGATGGCGGCTCGATCTTCGCTGGCAGCCGGAGCCGCGCTGCGGTTCGATGCGAGCTCGGCTTCGAGCCGGGCGATCTTCGCCTGCATCCGCTGGATGCCGGACGGTCTACGGGGCTTGTCCTCACCGCCCTCGCCATCGCCCTTCGCGGGCTCCGGCTTCGGCTCGGCGGAGGGCTCGCCCCCTTCTTCCCCTGGCGTTGCGGCGCCCGTCTCGATCTCGGCCGGCTGGCCTTCGATCGTCGGGGGCGTCGCGTCCGAGGCTTCGCTACCTGCCGCCAGCGGTTCCGCCGGCGTGCCCAGCACGATCAGATCCTCGTCCATGTGTCGGTGGTCCATGAAAAAACCCGCCGCGCGGAGAGCGGGCGGGTTCGGTGCATCCTCGCGGCCTGGCAGCGGGTCCGCCGGCCTGCGGGATCGGGGAGGGCGCAATTCGCCCCACGGTGGGGCGCGCCGATCAGAATGGTAGGATTGCCGCCGACGGAGTCGTGCCCGCACGTCTCGCGACGGATAGTCCTTGGAGCAGTTTCGCCTTAGGGGTCAAGGGGGTTGAGCAGGTTAATTATAGCGCAAGAGCATGGCTGCGCGCCGGCGTCGTTGCTTCTCTGACGTACAGGGTTCTAGATTGCACAGTCCGACCTAACACACAGATGCGGCAGGTCATGCTCAAGATGAACCTGCTGTTACACATGCGTGCCGCTAGTTTGAGGACCACCGGCGGGTCATCAACGGGATCTTCCGACGGCTGCCCGAGGGCGCCACCTGGCGGACATCCTAGCTCAAATCATTATGGCCCAGGAGGACCACGATATGGCTCGCAGAAATCTCCACTGACGGGTGCCGACGAGCCCCTGTTCAGAAAAATCGTAGTGATAGCTCTTCTCGCATTAGTGTGAGAGCTTTGGTCTGTATCAGAGCGTAGGCAATTTGCGGCTGACAAATCAACAGGGCGCGCGCCACGGGCATTTCGAACTTCAAAATCGGGGTCAGAAAAATCACTGGGTTCAGTGAGGGCAGCCGCCGTCTCGATACATATGTCTAGATACACTCCACTCCGATACAAGGCCGCGATCATGTGCAGTGGCGTACTGCCCGCCGAGTAAAGCCTATAAGGTGCAGCAGTTTGCATATTTACATCGGCACCGTAGCGCCGAAGTATACGCGCTGCATCAGGTGGTACATGCTTGCAGTGCATTGCAACGTGCTGCAAAGGTGTCGCGTGAAACATATTTCCGAAATATGGGTATGACACATTTAGATCCGTTGACTGATGTCTTGATACCACTTCGAGCGAAACCAAACACTGGCGTGTCTGATCTCTTCTGAACTCCAGCATGCCATACAGAGTCATTGCTATCGGGGGTGGCACGTTGGGTCCACTATCGTTCGGGTCTGCGCCATTCTCTAACAAAAGGTTTATAATCTCACCACGGCAGCGTTCAGATGCAGGATAAATCCATTGCTTTCCATTATATCTTGAGTTTCTCGCAACTATTGGTTCGTTCGCAAACACATATGGAGTCTGCAAGAGGCGACGCACTCGCTCGACTTCACCCTTTTCGATGGCAACCAGCATGAGTCTATGGTGCTCTTCGAGTGGATCTGCTTCTAGCCGATCAACACCGAACAACAATTGTATTAACATATTAGCAAACAAGAAATAAATTAAGTATAATGAATATCTTTTGTAATAAACTGACGGAGTGAGCACCCGAACCCAACGCAATAGATGGTGAGAGGACAAGCTTGTAATTCTCATCTCTGCCTCTTACGAAAATGGAATGATTACACTGATGCAAAATCTTAATTTCAGATCCCGTTTCAGGTTAAACCCAAGAGATAATTATTCTGCCTCGCTATCGCCAGATAGTATTCAGCGCTAAACACTCAATTTTAGTAGGTAATACGTTATAGATGTTGACAGCAGAAATCTATTTCGATCAGCGGCGCGCAAAGATTTTTTACCCTCGCGAATTTCCAACCGAATCACTATGTTATAGAGACAGAATGTGAAATCGGATCTCGAGGGTGCCATTAGTTGCTTGCTAGAATGGCACCTGCGCCGATGAGTTTGCAGTAGATTTTTTATTAAATCAGGTACGAACACTTGTCATCCAATCAAGAAGATTGCATCAGCCCATTTATGGCGTTCGAGCTGGTTGTATGCCAGCAATCTACTGCTGTAAGCATCAATATTAAAAGTCATTTTCCGGGCGGGTCGGCACCGCTGGACTTTCTGATGTTCACCAGCACATCGGGAGATACGAGCGGTGTTCGTCAGGCGAGTGAATTCATCATCGCACCGAGGGCTGCACTCATTGCGCCATGGTGATGAGAATAGTCTCCCGGAGGCGCCTCGATGAAGTCGGTGGGGAGCGCCGCGGGCGGCGCTTCGGGTTCGGCGGGCAGATCCGGCGAAGGCATCGGCGCTGCGGCGGACATCTCCTCCATAATCATCGAGACCACCTCGGAGAGCTGCGCGACGGCTGCGGCGATGGCGTCGAGGCGCGGGTCGGCAGCGGGGGCCGCGCCGTCCATGCCCGGCGCCTGTGGGCGGTTGACCTCCATAACGCGCGCCTCGGCATCGATCCGAGCCTTCTCGATCTCGGCCTGGATCTTCAGCACGTCGGCGTGGAGCTTCTCGCGCTCCACGGCGAGCTTCTCCATGTCGAGTTGCTGGCGACCGGCCTCGATCTGCTGCTGGCGCTCCTGCTGCGCCATGGCAGCCTGCTCCTGAGGCGAGGGCGGCATGGGCGGCGGCGGCTCGCCGCTCTCCTCGGCCTCCTGCGCCTGGATCTGGGGCGGCAGCATGGTCCGGATGCGCTTGGCGATCTTGTCCGCCATCGGCCAATCCTGCGCCTTGGCCAGCAGGTCGAGCACGAGCGGCGCAAGCTGCGGCGCGGCTCCGACCAACTGCAACATGCCGTCGAGCGCCGCCTCGCGCCGGGTCGTGTAGCTCGGGCCCATCTCCATCGCGACGTCGTAGGCGCCGACGGTGACGTCGTTCTGGATCTTGTCGAGCGGCTGTCCGTCGTCAGCGAGGCCCGCCACCTGGTTGATCTGCACGAGGTCGACCTTGCCGTCCTCACCCACGATCCGCAGCGTGCGCGCCGTGTCGTAGACGTGGGGGATCATCCCGCAGACGATCGCGCCCGTGTGCCGGATCGAACGGCTGAAGTTCACGATATAGACGAAGGAGCCGACGTCGCCCTCGCGCTGGCGGGCCTGGATCGCCTTGCCTGAGGTTTCGTTCGAGCGGGCGCCAAGCGAGGCGTCATAGACGCCTGTGACCGCCTTCATGTCCTCGGCCGCCTCGCGGGTCAGTTCGGCGAGGCCAGCGGAGGCGATGGGCGGGGTCGAGCGCTCCGGACGCGCCGTCGGAGAGGCAGGGTCGGTGTTGTAGGGCAGGAATGGGTGGTTGGTGCTGTTGGCCGTGTCCCAGATCGCCTCATAGCCCTTAAACATCTTCTCGGTGCCGACGAACGGCGACTTGGGCTGGAGCGCCACCACCTCCGTCTGGGTCGACCGAGCATAGTTGTAGGCGCGCTGCGCATCCTTCGCGAACCGGATCACACCACGCCGGGCGCGGCGCTTGCCGATCGTCATCTCAACGCCGACGACCGGCACCACGGGGATGAAGCGGCCGGGGATCTCGGTCGGACCGTCAAGCACGGCGTTCGCGCTGATGACGTAGCGCTCGACACGGTGGCCGGGGCGCTTCTCCACCAGCACCCGAGCGCCCTCCGCCTTGGCCGCCTCGACCAGCGCCATCTTCTCGGCGTGGTCCTCGGCCGCCTCGTCGGTCAGGTCGAGGATCTCACCGTCGGGCATCAGGGCGAGCGTCTTCTGGACGGGCGTCTTGGTGTAATACTCGGCGATCCGCACCATGTCGGCGCCCGCCCACTCGGCCATGCTGGCAGACGACAACTCGCTGTCACCGATCTCCGCGGCCGGGTGATCCGGATAGGTTTCCTCGTAAACGTCCCGGCTCATATCGACCGGCACGAAGCAGAACTTGGCGTCCTCACGCGTCGGCAGCACCGCATCCGGGTCCCAGCGAACACCGACGCCGTCGGGGATACCGATGATGCGGATCTCTTGCTCGAACGTCGTGTCGGAGCCGTACTCGGTGATGACCTTCCAGTGCCCGATGCCAGCGCCGACCTGCTGATCCGCAGCAGCGAAGTAGGCCGAGGGCGCGTCCGAGCGGTTCTCGACGTATCGCACCATGCCGGCGATGACGTCCGCGGTCTCAGGGTCGCCGCGGCTATCCACCGGCACGACCTTGATGGCCGGACGCATCTGGCGAATGTCGCCGGTGATCTGGGCGATTGTCGTCGGCAGCCGGTTGAACTCGAGGCACGGCCGACCCTCGTCCTCGCGTGCCTGCTTCTCCCGCGCGGGCCACTGCGCGCCAGGGGTCTCGAGAAAGTCGAGGTCCTCGTAGGCGTCGATGCGGTTCTGACGGTCGAACTCGTCGGCGCGGCGCCAGCGCTTCTTCGCCAGGCCGAGCACCTTGTCGAGATCGTCGCTTTTGGTCTCGGTCGACGCCTTCGCCGGAGCCTCGTGCATAGCCGGGTCCGTCGCGTCCGCAAGGGCGGCGCGCTTGGTATTTCTGACCATCGGGCATCCCAATGTGTGCTCAGCCGTGTATGAACTCGCCTCGAAAAGGAGGGCACGGTGAGCTTTGACTGGCGGGGGATAGATTCGGCTCCGAAGGACGGGACCTGGATCTTGGCAATCAACAATCGCTGCGACTGCGCGATCATTCTGTGGTCGGACGACGCGCTCTATCGGGGCGCCCGTTGTCAGGGATGGGTGCACCCCTACTCGAACGGCGAGCGATCACCGTTCTGGAATGGCGCCGACGGCTGTGGGCCGGTCGCGTGGTGCCTCATCCCGAGAGGTGAGGCCGCGCGCGAGATCGTTGAGCGCTTCAGCCGGTAAGCACCTCAGGCACCCATCCAGCCGCCGCGGCGACGGCCGCCAGCGCTGCCGATCTTGAGCGGCGCCGTCGGCTCCTGAAGCGCGACCGCAAGATAACGGAAGGCGTCAGCGCCGTGGCTGGCCCAATCGTGCAGCGGATTCTTCGAGAACTGCCCCGTGTTCGGGTCGACGTCGTACCGGTAATTCCGGAGGCACTGGAGCCCGTCGGAGCAGGCGTCGGCATCGAACCAGCAGCGTGAGAACAGCGTGCGGGCGGCGTTGATGCCTTCGGCGACGCCGAGCTTCGGCGTGATGCGAACCTTGAAGCCCGCCGCCTCCATCTGCTGCGCAATCGTGCGTTCGGAGCCCAGCAGCTCGTTGGTCGCGTCGTGCGGGAGCCAGTGTTCGCCGTAGACGTAGGGCTTGCCCTGCAGGTGCTTCAGGTAGTGCCCGAGCGCGTGCCCGCGGTTCTGGTAATAGTCGATGATCCGGAACTCGAAGCCGACGACCTGCGCGAACCAGATCGCCGTCATGTCGGCCCGGCCGAGATCCCAGAACGTGTGCACCGGCTTGGTGCCATCGTAGGGCACGCGGGTGAAGCGGTTGGCCTCCGTCGCGGCCATGATCTCGTTGGCGTAGATCGCGCCGTCGAGCACCACCTTGCAGTGGCCGTCCCAGACCGTAAGGTAGGCCGCCGGATCGCGCGCCTTGAGGTCGAGCGCTTCCTGCTTCAGGACGTCCGGGAACCAGGGATTGTCCTGCCAGCCGATTTTCACGACCTTGGCGCCGGTGGGCGGGGTCTTAACGAACCGCTTATAGGTCTCGTCCTCTTCCAGCTCCGGGTTGAAGCTGATCCAGATCTCGGACCCTTCCTTGCGGATGGTCGGGATCAGCACGTCCCAGGAGGATTTCGAGACGGTGCGAGCTTCCTCGACCCAGCACACGTCGATGCCCTCGGTCGACTTCACCGAGGCGACGTTGTGCCGAAGCCCCTTGAAGATGAACTCGGTCCCGTTGACGCCTAGGATGCGCTTCTCCTGCGTCTGGTAGAAGCTCGACAGGCCGAGGAGGTCGATCTGCTGGCCGAGCAGCGCGTGCGCCGACTCCGCGATCGAATTCTGAAACTCGCGGGCACAGAGCACGCGGATCGGTCGTTGCGCGCCCATGATCAGGAGCGCCCGGCCGAAGCCCCACGACTTCGCGCCGCCGCGGCCACCGTAAGCGACCTTGTAGCGGGCGGGCTCGAACAGGAAGTCGAGCCGCTCCGGGAACTCAACTGTCATCGGAGGGCGCCGGCCGGATGAACTGCACGGTCAGACCGACCGGGATCGCGCCTCCCTCGCCGTCGCCATCGACGGGCTGGGTCGGTTTGCCATAGCCACGGTCTAGGATGGCGTTGGCGGCGGCCACGCGGGCGGCCTCGCTCTCGCCGGCCTTCGCGATCTGCACGAGGACGGCGAGGGCCGCCTCAGTGTGCTCGCGGGCCGCGTCACGGACGCGCGCAGATGCCTTCGGGCGACCGCCAGGGTTGCCCGACTGCCCAGGTTGGAAAGCCATTGATAGGGCCTTGTTCTCAGAGGGCCATCAGCCCGTCCGCTGATCGCCGGGCGTAAGATGGGAACGGGTCGCCAGAACCCTGCCGACCTTGAAGGCGGCCCCAGCCTCTACCGGGCGCCGCATCCGATGCAGATGTCATGCACCACGCGTTCGCGCTTCGGTCCCGTCGTCTGATTGGGCAGGCGGCCGCCGGTATCTCGGACGGCTCCTTGGCCGGTCAGCATCCACGGCCGTTTGACTGGCGTGTCATCTAAAGCGCGGGGCGGTTCAGGCGCCTGCCGCTCAATCAGCGCCAAGCCCTGCGCGCCTGCGATGTTAGGCGTTTGAGGCTCCTGCCGCTCGATGAGCGCCATACCCTGTGCAGTTGCGCTGCCTGACATGAGGAGGCTGAACAGCAAAGCGCAGACCGATCGGTTTGGTGCAGCCATCGACGCTTCCTTTCGGCACTAAACGCCGCGCCTGAGCCGTTGGTTCGCGTGGTGTCAGGCCGCCACGCGGATAGCGCCGGGCGGCGCCGGCACCGAAGCGGACAGCAAAGACCATCAGCGTCCGCACCCGTTGCTGAGCACGCGGCCGGCGCGGATCACGCGCGGCGCGTCGGGGGCGGTCTCGGCCGCCGGAGCGAGCAGGCGGCGCAGTAGGGCGATGTACTTCACAGCCGGATCCTCGTGAGAACGTCGCGGGCGACCTCCGCCAGGACGGCGCTGGCCTCGTCGCGGGGCGTGGTGTCGAGCAGGGCGACCGGCTCCGGCAGCGGGCGGAGAATGCCCTTGCGGCGGAGGTGCGCGCCGTAGGCCGAGGCCGCGGGTTCGATACGGCCGAGGCTGATCGCCTCGTCACGAGAGACGGGGCGGGCGGTCATAGGAAGCATTTGCCGGCGTGGTTCTTGAAGGCCTTCGCCCGACGGTCGTAGGCCTTGAGGGTCTTCACCTCGCGGTGCCGGGTCACATCCATGACCTTCAGCAGGTCGGCGCCGGCCTCGAGCGCGGAAGTGACGAAGCCGGCGCGCAGCGAGTGTCCGGAGAACAGGGCCGGGTCGAGCTTCGCGGCCTCGGCGTAGCGCTTCACGATGTTAGCGACGGTCCGGTCGGTCAGGCCGAAGACCCGGCCTTCCTTGATGCCGCCGGCGGCGAGCAAGTCCTCGACCGCCTCGACCGGCTTCAGCTTCCCGCCGCGGGGAATCGCGACGATGTGGCCCTCGCCCTCCTGGTCCGTCTTCGACCGGCGGATATGGACGAACAGGCCATCGGGCGTGCGCTCTAGGTCCGCGACCGTGAGGCCGACGATTTCGGACCGGCGTAGCGCGGCGGCGAAGCCGAGCAGGAGCACGGCCCGATCCCGCTTGCCGGTCAGCGTCTCGGGCACCTTCTTCAGCATGGCTCCGATCGCGCGGGCCGTGGCCGGTGCCTTGCGCTCGACCGCGACGCCGACCCGACGCTTGATGCCCCGGAGCACCGCCTTCACGGCTTCGGCGTTGGTCGGCGGCTCGTGCCCGGCGATCCGGTGCATGTAGCCGATGGCGGCAGCCCGCCGGACGATCGTGGAGGCCTTCAGCCCGCGGTCGGCGAGGCTGGCGAGGTAGGCCGCGACCGTGGCGGCCGAGGCCGGCGCGACGGCTTGGTCGAGTCCCGCAGCCCAGCCGGCGAAATCACTCCAGTCCGAGGCGTAGGCCCGCCGCGTCGCGTCGCTTTTTTCAGCGAGCGCGTACTGCGCGGCCGAGGCCAGATGATCTTGGAAGACAACGACTTCCGCCGGTGCGACCGGCACCGGCAGAGTGGTCATGAATGTTCCGGGAACGACTGTTATCGGAAAAGTGCAGGGTGCCCGAGACCGCTACGAAATCGGCCTTTCGCGTGCGCGGCGCACGAGAAGATCAGCCCGCTTTCCGAGCCCGCGGCATCCGCAGTTCGACGCTGAACGACCGCCCGCCGAAGGTGCGCCGGCCGGTGCCGAAGGACAGCATCTCGGGGACTCCAATCTCGCGCCGGAGCTTGCGCACCAGGGTGCGGACCCGCTTGCAGTGCGAGTCCTTTGCCTCGAGGTATTCGGCCTGACCGCGGAAGCGCCGACGGCAGAAGGCTTCGGCCTCCTGCTCGATCGCCGTGAGTGTGGCGTGCGCGCTCATCGGGGGCCGATCATGGCACAAGGGTCCGCCCGCGTCTGCCGGAGCAACGCTTAAGCCAGTGGGCGGTTCGCGATGTGATGGAGGGGAGCGGACAGCAAAACGCCCGTCGGCGGTGAAGCCCCGGGCGCGCGTCTCGCGACACTGATCAGATGAAGGGTTTCGCCTCAGGGGTCAAGATCACCCTTCGGACGACGGCGGTCGCGCTCGACCTGAAGCGCTGCGTTGCTTTCGAAGTGGCGCGCGCCGATGCGGAGAGCGCCAACGATGTCGTTGAGGGGTAATCGACTTTGCGTATGCTCTGCGAGGTACTCTCCAGCGACAAACAGCATACCGCCGGTTCCAGCCGTTGGATCGTGAATGGCGCGGACCACGCCCGGCTTGGTAGCGCCGTGTCGCCCTCTACGAACAGTAGGTTGACCATGAGGCGGATCACCTCGCGCGGGATGACGTGCTCACCGGCCGTCTCGCACGAGATCTCAGCGAACTTCCGGATCAGCCCCTCGAACGCCAGCCCCATGGCCGTGTTGTCGACCTTCGCGGGCTGGAGATCGACGCGAGCGAATGTCTCAGTAATCTGATAGAGTAGGCCAGCTTTGCCCAGACGTTCGATCCGGGTGTGGAAGTCAAATTGCCCGAATATGTCACGTACTGCCGGGGAGAATCCCCCAACATAGCGGAGGAAATTGGCGCGGATGTTGTCCTGGTCTCCCACCAGCTTGCCGAGATCGAGTGGATCTGTGTTGTAGAATCCCTGCTCGGCAGCGCGGAGGACCAAGGGCTCTGGGTTCAGGCCAAGTTCCGAATTCGCCTTTAATTCGGCGAGGACCGCCGACTTTGTTGATGCCAGCACGCAATCTAGGCGACGCAGGACAGTGAACGGCAGGATCACACAGCCATATTCAGACTGCTTTTAGTCACCCTCTAAAAGATCGGCGATCGACCAGATGAATGACGCTAGCGCCTGATGACTCAGAACATGCCGCTCCTATAGTGGCGGGTTGGGTCACGGCCGTTTGCGAGCCGGCAATCTGGCAAAACCGCGCCAGCGCGATTTATGGGTGAGGTTGCAGCCGCGCGACACTGTGCGGCTCATGCCCGCCGCTTGATGCTTCGCTCCGACCGCAAATCCTTCTGGTGACGATATGAACGGTTGTGCCCTAGCATAACGAAGATCCCGCATTGCAGCGGGATCTTTTCGCCCATGCGAGCTTCTGCAAGTATATTTAAGAGGCGCAAAAGCCGTATTTGATACGGGAAGGATATTACATCATTTTGTCTTTACCCGTCTTTATCTTGCTGAGATGCTCCTGGACAACTTCGATAGCATTTTTAAGCCAATGCAGCTCGCTGATTTTTGCTGCGATAGGTCCAACGCCAGTAGAAGCATCGACTGCTATGGTCAGTAGTCCTGCAACGAGAGCGGCGGAAAGCGTTCCCGATAGCTTATCAATTGATTTATGAACAGTTTTGTCAGCAAGCTCGCCAGCATAAGAAACGGCTTTGCTGATTAGATTCTCTATGCTGCGCAATACCGCAAACGCAGCACGTTTGCCGGCTTGTGCAGGATTCTCTATCAGCCGTATAAGTTTTTTGAACGTTTCTGGCACTTCAGCTTCGACAATGTCCGGTCGTGCCATCAATCTGTCGACGGCGCTTTGCGCTGCTTCTCGAATCTGAATAATATCTTCTTGTTCTATCTGAGAGAGGGCAGCTTGTTCGACGAATCTATTCCAGTCGGGAAACTGAGCAACGTACATGTCGACACTTAGAGTGTACGTCGACAACATAGAAGATACCGCCGGCGACATTTCCTCTCGGAATGCCGAACCCATAAGTCCGCAGCCTATATTCGAGACGCCGATTTCAATTATATTTTTGCTATCTTGAACTTTGGAGTTCATGCGCTCAATTTCGGCTATCAAGCGCGGATCGTTATTGGAAGATTTTAGCTCTTTGATCAGGATTGCTCCACGCTCCAATATGTCAGCGCGGGCGCGATCAACATTCTGGCTATCTATCTGCCTGGGCGACGCGCTCTGCGATGCAATCGCGAGTTTGCCGTCTCGTACGGTCAGTTGCACGGGTCCCACTTTTTGAGCGGGCACGGCACGACCCAATTCGACGATGGTCCCAACATCTGAAGTGCTTCTAATCGTCTTCGGCTGCTCGTCGTTCGCCTCGATATACGCTCTGAGGTTTGCTATGATTTCTGAAACATAACGAGCATCTTTGGAAATTAGTGCTAAGAATGGCTCAATTTCTTCTCTCGCGCTGTAAGTTGAGGGATTATGATAGATAATCTTCGAGGACAATTCCATAAAAAGTTGATTTGATATTACAATATCGAGACCCTGTATGAGTTCAACAATCGCTCTCTGTATAGACGAATTGCTTTGGGGCGAGCTAGACGGGCCTATGAACATCATTCGCGATCTCATGCCCTCGATCTGCAGCATGGCGCCCGTAAGCGTTCTGTCTTCTTCCTGATCGAATCTAACCTCTTTTCTTGCGGCGGTTATGCTGCGCCTTATAGCCGCAAACGTCGCAGATACTGCTCTGGTCGCATTCCGATCGAGTGGCATTTCGGGGTCTATCTCGTGAAGGGCCGCTGTTTATGCTGGTATCGCATCCATCGGATCCGCCGGTAAGGATAAGTGGGTTGGTCCTACCACGCCGTTACCTAGCATCGTTGAGATTGGCTCTAACGGCCACGGTCGAACGATGGCTCACATCCTTTGGTGCTTGGCGCGCCAGACTACCCCTTCGAGATGCGTGTGCGCGGTGACGCGAATCGACACTTTGCGGCCTACCCTCTTCTTCCCGCCGAGCCCACGAGAACAGTCTGGATGCCAGCACTTACAGGGTAGCGGCGGCGATGAAAGCCCGCGGGAGGCTGGAGAAAGAGTATCCGGGCCCGGGTGCATTCCTTATCGGAGGCATTCTTGCTTCATGCACTTAGTGAAACGAAAGGACTTCCGCGAGCCGTTTTTGCGCTCTTTGTCGCAAAATTGGGTTGCATCTTTGAACGTATGCAGTGTATTTTTTGGCTGACGTGGTAATATTTCCATTATACCGATTGATCCATCTATATACCAGCTCGCCTCGTCAAGTATTCCCATGCAATGCTCAGCATAAGCAGTAATTTCCTCAGGGGCATGGGGGACCACCGCGCGAGCCGCGTATGCCTCATTTTTTTAGGCAGTCATTTTCTGCTTTTTGATCTTATCTGCATTCGAAAGATTATCACTGTCGCAGCGGCGCCAAACAAAGCTTATACACAACCGATCAGTGCCTGCCATTGGGAATAAGTCGTACGAACTCATTCCTCAGAACCCCTTTGCTGAGTACGCCGAAGACTTCTTCGGGTTTGATCCCAGATCCAATCAGGAACCGGAGGAACCGTGCCGCCGTCGGCGGCACCTCTCGCCCGCCCGGCCCTTCCTCGGTGCACCACCTTCGGACGGTGCGCCCGTCAACGCCGAGCAGCCGAGCGCCCCCGGCCTGGGCGGGGCCGAGGGCTTCCATGGCCTCTCTCATCTGGGCGGCGCTCATCGCGTCCGCTGTGCTGCGGACGCTTCCAAGGTCAGACATGGGACTCACTCCAAGTGGAAGTCCTATTCAGTCAAGACTTACAACGGCCATTGGTCCTACTTTACTCACTACTCCCGCGTCGTCCGAATGTGCTGTCGATCCGCCCCGGTCGCGGTGTAGAGCGCCTCGGTCAGATCCTTCAGCCGCTCCCGGAAGCGGGCGCCCACCTTGTTGATCTGCGCCTCGGTGGCTCCGATCCCGGCATAGGTGGAGAAGCTGTGCCCCTCGACGAGGAAGCGCTTCAGTACCGCGATACCTGTCCAACCGATGGCGGCGGCGATCCGGTCGTTGAAGGCGACGACCTTTGCGGCGTCGTTGAGCGCGTAGATGATCGACAGCTCGTGCGCGACGGTCTGGTCCCGCGAGCCCGACGGGTCGAAGCCGCGCCGGCCCATGCGGGCACCGGCCTGCTTCTCCCAGGCCTCCTGACACAGCCGCCCGACGAGGAACTCGGCTTCGGTCAGGCGCCCGGTCGAGCGCTCCCGCGCCAGCACATCGACGTGCCGGTTCACGGTGACGGCGATGCGCTCGTTCGCATTGTACGGGCAGGGCACCACGCGATTGCCCGGCACCACCGCGCGATCACGGGCGAGGCGCGGGGCAGGACGACGCGAGGAAACCGCGCGGCGGCTCTTCTTGCTAGCGGAGATCGAGATAGACGAAGTGGCGACGGACACGAGCCAGACCTCGGAAGGAGCGCAACCGGTCTGGGCGCTCGGTAGGATCATGGGTCGATTTTCCGTTTCCTCACAGTCAAGAGGAATATTAACGCCGCGTCACTGCTTCAGGTCGCAATTTTTGCCGAAGCGCTCTGCTTGCCTGGGGCACGACCACCGCGACCTTCAACCGCCGACAGCCGCGGCCCACTGAAACGGCAGCATTGACCTGAATATGCAACTAGACTGAGATGTTTGACGTTAACGCCAAATTATAGAAATCAAACATAATAAGACTCCATGCCGTCGCGTAATTGCTATGCTCGAAATACAAAATCGCGCCTCTGAGCGGACCAATGTAAATTGGATCTCAATCATACGCTTGCCCAATGGTGCAGAGGTGCCTTGCTCGATAAAGGATGTATCTTCGTCGGGAATGAAAGTGGCATTGCCGTCGGACGTAGCGATACCCGATACATTCAACATTCGAGTCGTCGGTCGGGATCTGATCTTTAACGTGCAGCAGGCTTGGCGCCGAGGCCACTTCGTCGGGCTGACCATATTGAAAATCGGTAAGCTGCCTGCGCCTAAGCAGGAGCCTGACCCTGGTGCCGCAGTTGGCACGAACACGTCTGACTACAAGCGCATCGGTGCCCGCCGGAACTTCCGCTCTCGCGATTAGCTCAGGCAATCAACCTGATGCCGCAGTGCCGGGGCGTACCTGATTTTTCGCCGCAGCGATGCGCTCGCAGGCCTTGATGCGGCGCCGGTCGAAGGTGGCGCGCGACCACCTGGTGCGCCGGCAGAACTCGGCGATCGATCCGCCGACTTCCCCGTGCGTCGCCATCGAGCGCGCCCAGAGGAGCACTACCTGCCGATCCTCGCTCTTGTCGCCGAGCACGGTGCCGGAGAAGGCGACGATGTCGAAGGTCGCGTCTGGCACGTCGCCGGCCGCCGCTTGGAGGGTGTTGCCGCGCGGGGCATAGATCGGCGTCGAAGGCATCGCGCGGAAGGCCGCCTTCAGCCAGCGCTCCACGTCCGCGCGGGTCCAAGGGACAGCGGGAGGCTGTGGCGGGTCAGGTCCTTCCGGCAATGCGAGCATCAGGTTCCGGCTGTGATTCCCTTACCGGCCTTCGCCGGCCATTTCCGGCGCCGATGCGGCAGGCCGGAGGAACGGGCGATTTCCGATCGGCGCTCCGAGTAGCTCGGTGCCACCATGGGATAGTCTGCCGGCAAGCCGTAGCGGGCACGGTAGCTGTCGGGATCGAACCCATGCCGACGAAGGTGCCGCTTCAGCATCATGTACGGCGCGCCGTCGATGAACGAGATCAATCCCTCGGGCGAAATCGATCGCCTGATTTGTGTAGCCGTTGGCCCCTGATCCTTCGGCGCCGCATGAGCTTCCGGTTCCGCCTTCAATCCAGCCAGCGCCGAGTATGTCCCCTGAATAAGTCCAGGCAAATCGGCCGCACCCAACGTATGGTTTCGCACGTAGGCCGAAGCAACCATGATCGTTAGATCGATAGGCGTAGTCGAAATAACGAACGAATATGAGTTTCTAATCAAAGTTGTACTCCTATTTTCCCGTGACCATCAATTAGAACCTTAGATATCTTGCGCAAATATTATCTATCCCCCGAACGGGGGCGTCCTACGTCGAGAGGAGGCACGCTCATCTCCCGAACATCCAGATCGGCATGCATTCGGCGGGGGTGGTCAGGGGCCGGTGATCGACGACGACAGAGCCGCCGATGCGATCGAGTTGGATCTCGCGCTCGCACAGGGCGATGCAGCGGCGCGGATAGACGGTGACCATCGTGCCGGTGCAGTCGGCGCGTGAGGCGCCCGCAAGCCGGTGGACGCCGAACAGCGCTTCCGTGCTCCATCCGAACTCGGCGGCGGCCTCGCCCCAATCGTCGAGGAAGGCGAGCATCGCCTTCCGGAGAGAGCGCCAGACGCCGGAGCGTCCGGCCGGACCCCGCTCGGTCCAGATCATGCCGGGGCAGGGCACTTGGTCGTCCGGCAAGCTGAGCACGCCGGCCCGCCAGGAGGCGACGAGGCGGGCGGAATCGGTGAGAGCGAGGGCGGCGCTCATGCTACCCGCTCCTTCTGGGCCGACGCCTTGGCATTGAGCCGCGCGTGGAGCTGCGCGAGCGAGCCGACGGCGACCTCGCGGAACTTGGCGCCGTGCTCGTGCAGCACGTCCTCGCGCGCCGCAGCGACGGCTTCCGGCGTCGGACGAGGGCGACCCGGCTCCATCTCGCCTCCCCGGTTCAGCCACGCCGCCGCCGCGGCCTGGACTTTGGCCCGGTCCTCGTCCGACGGCGGCACGTAGACCTCCGCCTCGAGGATCTGCCGGATGTGGACGAGTTTCGCCCGCAGAGGGATCAGCCCTTGCCGGGCCTCGTCCGCGAATTGCGCTGGCGACGGGCGCCAAGCCGGGTCCCAACGCAGGATCGTCGTCTTGTCGCGAAACCGGCTGGCGGCGGCCTGGATGACCGCCAGCGGCAGTCCTTCCAGCGCCTCGACGTACTCGGCGACGAGGAGCGCGTTCTCGGCACCGCCACGGCCGCGCCCCTGCTCGAACCCGAGCAGGATGCGGGCGACCACCGTATCGACGTGAGCCCGCACCCGGCAGGGCTTCAACTCGGCCTCAACCCGCTCGGCGACGGCGGATAGCGCTCGACGCTCGGCTGTCGTAGCCGCCTTGTCCTGCGGCACGCAGAACCGCGTCGGCTGGCCGTCCACCGGAACCAGCCTGCCACGGAGTTCCGTAATCCGATCCTCGGCTTGCGCCAGCATCGGGGTCGTTAGCGTCGATGGAAGGCGGCTCGACATCGAAGGCTCCCGTCAGGGATTGCTCGTAATTGCGGATGATGTGGGCGGCTAAGCCGGTGGGGGCGGAGGAGCCCGGCGGCCCGCGGTGGCCTCCGGGCAGAGGCGCGCGGCTGCCAGGATCAGCCGTGCGGTAGGGCGAGCGGCACCATCGCCGCCACGAGGCGCGCCAGTCGGCGGAGCGGGTATCGTTCGCGAGGCAGGTATCAACGAACTGCGCGGCCTCGCGCCGGATCGCTTCACGGCTGACGCCTTCGGTGATCGCTGCGTCGATATCCCTGGCGTCAGGCTGCCAGTCGGGATCGATCGGCGTTTTCACGACCTGGTCGCGCGGGGAGAGGGCCCCATGATCCGAACGAAGTGAGGATCTTATAGGGTTAGGGTTAGGAGCTTTTCGCTGGGTTAAGCTGTCGGAACCCGTTGGGTTATCCGGATCGTTGTTTTCCAACGACTTAGGACGGCCGCCGTGCTTCCCATTGAGCCGCGCAGCATCAGCACGTTTGCTGACGATGTCCCGCTCTTGTGTGAGCCGCTTCTGCGTCCAGAACCCGTCGCGCAGGGTCCAGAACTCCATGACGGCGGGCTTCACCCGGCTCCAAGTGCGACGGTCAACACGGGCCCAGCGGGCGAGCTTGTCGTCGTCGTCGGGCAGCCGGCACTCGGGGGAACGCCAAGCCACCATCAGCAGCATCAGGTACGCGCCGGTCTGCTGAGCGTTCAGATGCCCGGTGTCCGCGATGAACGCGTCGGTGAAGAGGGGGAGGGAGGGAAAGGCGCTCATAATGACAGGCTCCCGGCCTGTTGCCGCCAATCGATCTCGTCGGTGTTCCCCTTGCCGAGATTGCAGTCGGCGCAGAGGACCTGGAGGTTCGAGAGGGTGAAGGCGAGATCCGGCCGGCGGGAGCGCGGCCGGATGTGATCGACTTGAAGCGGGCGCCCAGGAGCAGGGCCCGCGCCGCAGCACTCGCAGACGCCGCGGCTACGGCGCAGGGCTTGGTAGCGGACGACCCGCCACGCATCGGAATCGTAGAAGCTATCCGGCCGGGGGCGGCGAGCGGCCACGACCGCCAGTGCGCGCGGGCTGGGCGCCCCTGCCATCCTGACAGCGTGCGGGGCCGTGCGGGCGCCGCGCTTGCCTGCGCAGGTTACGTTCGGCGGTGAGCCGCACTTCGGGCAGGTGACGAGGAGGGCAAGGCGGCGGCGATCTGATCCCATCGCCCTACTCCGCAGCCAGCAGCATCGGCGCGGGCTCGGCCGGCGTCGGATCGAACTTGGTCGCTTGGTTGCCGAAGGTGTCCCAGCCCGGCCGGGAGGCACGAGCGAACACCTCCAGGAAAGGGCCGGGGATCCGAGCCTCGATTTCCTCGTGCAGGTTCGGCGGCTTGCGGGAGTGCTCTCGCCGCGGCGTCATCCAGACGCCGGAGAACGGGTTGCCCTTGATGCTGTGCGGACGCCCAGCCTTGAGGATCACCACGTATTCGGCGTTCCCCATGACCTCGAAGCCGGTGCCGCGGGCGACCGACGAGGCATAGACGAACAGTCCCGGCTCCGTTGGCCAGAGCTTGATCCAGGGGATGGCCGACGAGTAGCGGAGCCGCCACGCACGGGCGATCTCGGGGATGCGGTGCAGGAGCGGCGCGGTGATCCAGAGGAACACGCGCCCGCCCTCGGGGCGCAGCAGGTCGCGCATCGGCAGCGCCTTCACCTCGGCGAGCGTCATGCGGTCGTAGTGCTGCGGGCGGCTCTTGGTGCCGCCAGAGAAACGCCACGGCGGATCGATGACGACCGCCTCGTAATGGCGCTGTGGGAGGCCGACGAAGGGGCTCATGCCGCGAGCCTCCGCGCCTGCGGGCGGACGATGCGCCACTGCTCCAGCACTGCGATCGGCTCATCCCGGCTGCGGGTCAGCACGCAGGGGATGCCGAGGCGCTCGCAGCGCTCCCGGAAGGTGGCCTGCACATCGCTGTCGACGCCGCGCGTAGTCTTCAGTTCGATGAAGCCGACGCGGACGAGGCCGCCCAGCACCAGGAGGTCGGAGAGGCCAGCGGTCAGGCCGGCTTGCCCGAGGGCGCCCGCGTTCGGGATCGCGGCGACGAGCGTGTCCGGCAGGCCGAGCGCCTCCCAATGCTCGATAACGGCGGCCTGGATGGCGGACTCGCGGATGACGGGGCGGCGGGCCATGGTTCAGCGCCGCGCCGCGATCGCGTCTTCGATATCGGTCTGCCGCGGGATCTGGATCGACATGCGCATGCCATCCCGCTCGAAGGACGCGACCGTGCCCTTCTTCCTCTCTGCATCCGTCACCGGGACCGGCGTGCCGAGCGCCTGCACTGCCTTACGCATCGACGGAGCGGACGCAGCACGGCGGGCAACGGCATCCACCCTGCCGCGGCCGAAATCGCGCTCAGCAGCAGCGCGCCCGAGCGGCGTGTCCGCCAGCATGCCGAGCGCCTGCATGTAGAGTTCGAGGATCGCCTCCTCTTCCATGCGCTCGTCGTAATCGCGCTTGCGCATGGCGATGATCTTGCGAATGACCTTCGTGTCGAAGCCGTTCGCCTTGGCTTCCGCGTAGACGTCCTTCACGTCGCCCGCGATACCGGCCTTCTCTTCTTCGAGCCGTTCAATACGCTCGATGATGGTTTTCAGTTGATCCGCAGCAACCGAGGACGGATCGACTTGCGGGGCGGGCGCACCTCTGGCATTCATTTGGCTCACCTTTGAATCGGCTGTGACACCGCCCGGCACCCGCTCCCCAGCAGGCCGGGCGGTTCGCGTTTCAGGGGGTCTGCGGGTAGCCGCTCGACCGGTACGGGCCGGGCCGGTCATCGACGACGCGACCGCGGAAGACGCCGGGGCCGTCAGGGGCCGGAAGGTCCGTGGACGGTAGATCCGTCGCCGCACCGGCCCGCAGGCGCTCCTCGGCCTGCGTCAGCCCGATCAGCGCGTACCGCCGGCAGTTCACGAGGCTCCTCGCCGCCGGAGTTGCATGGTCCCGCAGCAGGTCGTTCCGACGCACGATCTCGGTGCGCACGGTGTCGATCAGGTCGGCGAGGCCGGCATCGGTCAGGTCGGCGAGGGCGCTCATGGTCAGGCGACCTGCACAGCGTCGTGCTGGCCGCGGGCTGCAGCCGCTTCGTCGGCAAGCCGCTCGCGGAGCAGGTAGCCCTCGAAGGCCCAGATCTTCTCGCGGGCGTTCTTCCGCGCGATCTGGCGGCCGATCACCTCGTCGAAGTTCTCGACGCTGGCCGAGGCGCTCTCACCGGTGACGTTGAAGCCGTTGCGCAGAGTGAGTGCGCAGACCGTCAGCGTCGTGCCAGGGAAGACATGGTAGGCTTCGGCCACGATGCATGCATCGATCGCGGCAGGCGTCAGGCGCGGGGCGTTGAGCCCCTTCGCCTTCAGCTCGGCTTCCAAGTTGATTTCGTCTTGCGACATGCTTCTCTCCTCTCGCTCAGCGGCTACGGCCGCGGCTCCATCGCCCCGAACAGGGGCAGCTCGGTCAGGTCACCCGAGGCCTTCGCGCGGAGGCGAGGCGCTGCAGCAGGCGACGCGACAGGTGCTGATGCGGGCGCGACTCGCGCACTGACCGCAGGCGCTTCCGCAGCCGACGGCGATCCGCCCAGGCGCGCAGACGTCGGGCGATCTCCTCGAAGAGCCGCATCCAGTTCCCTCCGGAGTTTTTGGTTCTCGGCCTCGATGGCGTCGGTGCCGTCGGCAATGTGCTTGCAGAGCCGCTCGTAGGCGGCGCGGATGTTGAGCGCGTCGTGCAGGCCGACCGTCACGTCCGGGGCGCGTCCGAGCACCTTCCGGATCCAGGTCGGCGAGCGCCCGAGTTTCGAGCCGAGGGACTCGTAGGCGCGCATCCGCGAGCCCAGCGTCCGCTCTTTCACAGCGATGATGGACGCGAGATCCGGACGGATCTGCTCCAATGCTTGTTCGGCCGTCATCATTGCGCGGCCACTCCCCGACTTTGACCGCATTCGGTCAGCCCTCCGTGCTTCAAGAAGATCGAAGCAACGGAGCGCGTCAGATGCGGGAGGTGAGAGGAAGACGCAGGTACGCAGACAGGTGCGCGACGGCCGACAGCTTGCAGGCGGAGGCGGGCGCGCGAGTAGAAAAGACGACACAGGAGAAGGACCGCTCCCGCGGGAACGGGAGCGGCCAAGTCCTTGGGAGGAACCCCCGTCACGGGGGCGTCGGCCGCGGGGCGGCGGCGGACTTCGGAGGCGCCGCGGGAACGGCGCGAGGGGAGAGCGCGACGGGCATTCGGGGGCTTAAGCGCACCCGCCGCGCACGGGAGGCCAAAGCTGCCCGATGGGATAACGAAAACTTGATAGGGAACAGGTTTGTATGTCGTGAGATTATTTACCTCTGCGGCGTTTGCTGACGTGGCTTTATAAAAGCAGGATACGATCCAACAAATGGCCTGCAGGTATTTGAGAGAATTGTTCTCGTCTATCGCCGAAATGCGTATAACTGCTACGTACGAAGAAAAAGAGCAGATGTATATTTTTCTAGACGATCTGCTTCGACGGGCAAAGACGGCATCTGCCGACAAAGTTTCAATCAAAGCTATCGAAGAAACGCACAGAGTTGCGGGCCTCATCGTCTCGGCGGATCGACCGGACAGCCGCGTGCACTGAGAAAGAACGCTCACGACGCGATCCTTCCAGCGAGCCAGCACAGACCAGCCGGGGCCGCATCGACCACGCCGACAGCGAGCGAGAACGAGCAGCCGATGGCCGAGGCGCGGGCGAACCCGGCCAGGGCGACGACGGTGAATGCGGTTGCGAGCGCGGCCATGTCAGGCGCTCCCCGCGATCGGGAGCAGCCACAGAGCCAGCACGCCGCGAGGGGACGCGATGCGCCAGCCTTCGACACCAGCGCAGCCGCAGGACCCGAAGAACACGACGAGCATCGAGCCGTCGTCTTTGAACCGGGCACGGACGCGGATGCGCGCTGGACGACCGGTAAGATCGGGGCGCGGACCAACGCCGGAGCACGGCGTGGGCTGAGAGGGCTGGGCGTCGAGGGCGCGCATCAGGCGGCGACCTCGGGCTGAGGAGTAGGCGCCGGGCGCTGCACCTCCGCAGGCCAGACCGCATCCGGGGGCCAATTGTCGGAGAACCACTGCAAGGTTCTCGCAAGGCGCTTCACGCCGATATCGCACTCGCCGGACCGGAGTTCGGCGAGGCGAGAACTGTCCTGGAGGGCCCGCTTCGAGACCGTAGTCTGAGGCACGCCGCAGGCCGCGCCGTAGGCGTCAGCTATCGCCAGAAGTGAGGAGATGCCCGTCATGGGCCAAGAGGTAGGGTATAAATACCCCATCGGTCAAGGGGAGACATACCCCTCTCCACCGGCCATAGCGGGGGTAATAGTACCCCGCATGGAACGCCCCTTCGTCCACCGCATCCGAGAACGGCTTGAGGCGACCGGCAAATCGGTTCGCAAGGCGGCCCTTGATGCTGGTCTGAGCGAAACCGCGCTGAAGGATCTGCTCGCCAACGAGAAGCAGTGGCCGAAGCTCGACACGCTTCAGAAGCTCGCCGTCTCTCTCGAGACCGATCCGGCTTGGCTGGCGTTTGGCGGTGATGACGTGGTCGAAGAGGCGAGGGCCGCCAGCGCGGCGATGCCGCCGGCCTCCCTTCCGGTCGTGGGAGAAGTGGCGGCAGGCCGCTGGCTTGAGGCCGATGATCATGTGGACGTGCCGCCCTACGATCCGGTCCCGGTCCAGCCGGACGCGCGATGGCCTGTTGAGGCTCAGTACGGCCTGATGGTGCGCGGCACCTCGCTCAACCGCGTAGCCCTAGATGGCGACATCCTCGCCTGCGTAGACGCGATCGCGGCGCGCTATCGTCCTCGGGAAGATGACCTCGTGATCGTCGAGATGCGCCGGAACGCAGGCCTGCTGCGGCAGATGACGGCCAAGCGCTATATGCGGCTCAGCACGCATATCGAGCTGTGGCCCGATTCGGATGATCCGCGCTGGCAGACCCCCATCATCATCCCGCATCCTGAAGACGGCTTGTCCTCGGCCGTCGAAGACGAGGACGGCCGGATCGAGGTGAGGATCAAGGCTATGGTGACGTGGATTCACCGACCGATGCAGCGCCGCGGGCGCTAGAACGGTAGCTGATCCGACACCCCCGGCGGCACGGCCCCAAACACCGCGAAGGTGATTGCCTCGCCTTCGTCGAACTCACCGCCGCCGCGCCGCAGGAAGGCCGCCGACCCGGCCGCATAGCCCTGCTCTACCCGGGCTTCCGCATACCGCCGCGCCTCGTCGGCATCCTTGCACTGCGTGAACCGCCCCTGGGCCAGCTTGCCCTTTCCATCTCGAACGAAGGTCTGCACGCCGTAAAGATCGCTCGCCATGAGTCGGTGGGTTCCTGATGGGGTAGCCCTATCGGAGTGTGGACGAGAGAACATTGCAAGAACAGAAGTCAGTGGCCTGTGGACGAATGTGGAAGGATTTGCGCCCCACTTCGGGGTAAATATCCTCCAGCGGTCTTGACGGGGTAAAAATACCCGATCTATGATCCTTCATCGCCCCCAGCGATGGAGCCTCTGGTGCCCCACCCCGCCGATTACTGGATCGACCGCCTCGACGGCGCCTTCGCCATCTTCTCTGCCTCTGGCACCGAGCTTGAGGGCATCGAGAGCCGCGGCGACGCGCAGAACCACGTCCTCGACCTTATCGAGCGCGACCGCGTCGCGGCCCAGGAGGAGCGCGCCGCGCAGGACGACTTCGAGGCCCAGCAGTTCGCCGAGGCCGCGTGATGATCGCGTTCCTCAACTCCCTCCCGCCGCTCCAGGCTGTCGCGGTCCTGGCCTTCGGGCCCGGCACCTGCGCCGTCGGCCTCGCCTTCTGCCTGTACGAGGCCGGCCGTTTGGTCCGCCTCGCGATCACAGGGCGGCTGTGATGGCGGCTCCGACCCATCCCGATCCCTGCGGCGCCCGCTGCGAGACGGCCGACGCGCTGCGCGCCCTGCGCAACCTGCTCGAAGCCGCTGCGAACGAGGCCGCCCGCATCCGCGCAGGCGCCGCCCTCGGCAACGCCGACCGCTTTCAGGTCATCGAGGCTGTCGATCTCGGCCGCGATGCGCTGGCGCTCGCCGGCATCCTCGGCGCCGTGCCGGCCGCGGCGACCGACGCCGATCCCTCCCTCACCACCGATTCCCGCGAGGCAGCATGAGCGCGCTCTCGAATGTCGTCTGGGTGGTCGTCTTCGCCCTGCCGCTGATCGTCATCGGCATCGGGGCTCACATGGCCGGCGCCGACCGCCGCCCCCACCGGAAGGGCCGTGGCCGTGGCTGAGCGCATCCCCTACCGCCTCACCGTCGAGCGCACCGACGACGGCCCGCGCCTCGTCGCGATCGGACCCGACGGCGAGCGCGCCGCCGAGTTCGATATGGACCGGGAAGGCGCCCGCACAATCGCTGGCGCCCTGCTCGCCGCGACCGGCGACGCCTTCGAGCGGACCCTCACGACGGAGGCCGCCCGTGGTTGAGCGCACCCCCGAGCAGCAGGCGTTCGCCGACCTGTTCCTGTCCCTCGGCGTTCGCCTCCCGCTGCGTGTCGGCGGGTTGCTCGGCCGCGAGATCCGTGACGCCGACGGGCACACGCTCCTGATCGTCGTGCCGACCCGCAGCCAGTCCGACGACCGCGCCAGAGCGCTCGCGATCGTGAGTGCTGCGAACGCCGGCACCGGCACGCCCGACCACGAGGCCGCCCCGCTCCCGGTGCTGCGCCCTCTCACGGCCGACGTGATCCGGGCCGCGTCCGACCCCTTCGACCCCGAACACCTGATCGCCGTGGCGCGAGCCGCCCGGATCGCCCGTCGCACGAATGCCGCGGAGTGACCCCCATGGAGATGATCGACAAGGCCGGGATGCGGCCGACCGTGCGCATCCATCACGACCTCTATCAGGGCACAGAGGAGTGGCTCGCCGCCCGCTGCGGTATGCTCACCGCCAGCGAGATGGGGCTGATCATCACCCCCACGACGTTCAAGGCCGCAAAGAACGAGAAGGAGCGCGCACACCTTTACGAGCTGCTCGCCCAGCGCATCAGCGGCTACGTCGAGCCGCACTTCGTCAGCTTCGACATGATGCGCGGCCACGAAGACGAGATCGAGGCGCTCGCCCTCTACGCGAAGCACTTCGCCCCGACCGAGGCCGTCGGCTTCGTCACCAACGACAAATGGGGCTTCACCATCGGCTATTCGCCCGACGCCTTCGTCGGCGCCGACGGCCTGGTCGAGACCAAATCCCGCCGGCAGAAGTACCAGATCGAGACCTTCGTCGTTCACGTCCTCGCGGAGACGATCCCCGCCGATTACGTGATCCAGATCCAGACCGGGCTCCTCGTCAGCGAGCGGTCGTGGTGTGACCTGATCTCGTATTCGGGCGGACTGCCGCTGGCCCGCATCCGCGCGTACCCCGACCCGAAGATCCAATCCGCGATCGTCGAGGCGGCCGAGGGGTTCGAGACCCGGCTGGAAGAGGCCCGCGCCAAGTACCTCGAAGCCATCGAGAAGGCGGGCAACATCCCGACCGTGCGCCGCGTCGAGGGGGAGATCCTCGCGTGATGGCCGAGATCTGGAGACCCGTCGTCGGCTTCTCGGAGTACGAAGTCAGCGACCTCGGGCGCGTTCGTCGCTGCCGGCCCGGTGCCCGCAACCACAAATGCGCAGTCCTGCGCCAGTGGGTCGGCAACCACCAGTATCTGACCATCGGGCTTACCCTCGGCGGCAAGATCTACCGTCGCCTCGTTCATCGCCTCGTCTGCGAGGCGTTCCACGGCCCGGCCCCCTCGACGGGGCATCAGGTGGCGCACGGCGACGGCACGCGCCGGAACAACCGGGCGGACAACGTCCGGTGGGCGACCCGCGCAGAGAACATGGGCGACTGCCTGAAACATGGCACCCGCGCCACCGGGCGTCGCCACGGGCGAACGACGAAGCCGGAGCGCACGCCGCGCGGCACGCGTCACGGACACGCGAAGCTCAATGAAGCCGTCGTCATCGCAATCCGAGCGGAGAACAACCGCTCTGGAAGAGCAATAGCCGCCGAATACGGCGTCTGCCCCGCAACAATATCCCTGATCCGGACGGGCAAGATCTGGAGACATCTATGACCGATCTAAGCCTGACCATCGCTCCCCGATCAGACCAGCTCAACGCCGACGACCTGATCGGCGGCCCCCGCACCATCAGAGTCACGCGCGTCTCGCCGATGCGCGAGCCCGACCAACCGATCGCGATCTTCTTCGAGGGCGACAACGGCAAGCCCTACAAGCCCGGCAAGTCCATGCGGCGCGTGCTCGTGCGCGTGTGGGGCGTTGACGGGGCCGCCTACGCCGGCCGCCGGATGACGCTCTACCGTGACGACTCCGTGATGTTCGGCGGCGTCGCCGTCGGCGGCATTCGCATCAGCCACATGTCGGACATCAGCGAGAGCGTGACGCTTCCGCTCACGGTGACCCGCGCCAGCCGCAAGCCCTTCACGGTCCGACCGCTTCCGGCCGAGCGCGCCCCGAGCGGCAGCAAGCCGACCGGCGAGGACACGCGGACCAAGCTCCTCCGCATCGCCCGCGAGAAGGCCGCCCTTGGTGCCGCCGATCTCGATGACTGGCTCGGCAAGTTGAAGCCCGATCACCGCGCCATGGTGGACGAGATCGAGGCCGAACTGCGCGACCGCGCGGCCGAGGCCGACGACCGCCTGCCGCCGGATGACGAGAGCTTCCAGGGATTCGCTCCTGCCGACGAGGAGGTCGCCTGACATGGCCGCGTCCCCCCAGCCCACCGACCCGCGCAACGCGCACGAGGCGCACGCGCGCATCCGCGCCATCCAGCAGCGCCAGGACGAAGCGGCCCGGCGTCGCCTCGAACAGACAGGCGACCGCGAGGCGGCCGAAGCCGTCGCCCGTGCCGAGGCCGAGGTCATCAGCCTGCGGACGAAGCTGCAGGAGGAGCGTCACGAGAACGAGGCGCTTCGCCAACGGCTCCGGGCTCTGCACGAGACCCTGGTGAGCCGACTCACCCTGCCGCCCGAGTGGGGGCTTAGCCCGCAGGAAACCGCGCTTCTTCTCGCGGTCCGCCGCGCCGGGCATCGCGTGCTGACGAAGCGCCAAGCCTTGGCCGCACTGTTTCCGGACGACGCAGATGCTCGGCATCCCGGATCGGCCACCATGACGATGGCCAGGCTCCGGCGCCGTCTGGCGGCCGCAGGGGTTTCGGTCACGATCGAGACCCACGAGCGGCGGGGTTATCGGATGTCCCCGAGCAGCCTCGCTGTCGTCGATGCCGCGGTGACGGGTGCACCCGCATGAGCGCCCCCGTCATCTACTGCGCCGATTGCGGCACCGAGTGCGAGCGCGTCACCGGTCGCGAGGCCGGCGCCCGCGAGCCCGACCTGATCGACGCCCAGGTCTGGGCCTGCCCGTTCTGCCCCGATGCGTGGGCCCCGAGCGCGGCCGATGGTTCGGCGGTCGGGCTCCCGGCCGGCGAGGAGACCCGCAACGCCCGCGCCCTGCTGCGCGAGCGCCAGGTCGAGCGGCTGATCACCGAGGCCCTGCGCGACGTCCCGAACGGCCGGACCATCGCCGAGGAGCGCGTCGCCGCCTTCCTCGCGCACGAACTGCGCCTGCCGATCGATGAGGCGGCGATCGAGCGCCTCAACATCGAATGGTGCCGCCGTGCGTGGCGGGCGCTCCAGGGCGCCTCCTACGCCGACGCTGTCCGGCACGCCCAGACCTTCCGCCCAAGGAAAGCCGCCTGATGCGCCCGCTCATCATCGACAGCTTCGCGATCAGCGATACTCAGCGCGCCTCCCGCAGCACCCGCCGGGCTTCCTGCTCAAACACCGTGTGCCGAACTGAGGCCGGACCATCGGTTGGCGCATCCCTGCCTTCTTCGCGCACGCAGCGGAGGAAGCGCTGCCGGCTGAACCCAAACGGACGAAGACTGGTGATGAGCGCGCGCAGCACGAGGCGCACGGCTTGCTCGCGCTCTTCGGCGACGGCGAGGCGCGCTTTTAGAGCCTCCAACTCACTCGGGGCTTCCGGCAACAGCATCGGCAGCCCTGATCGCTTGTCACCAACCACCCTGATTCTCCATGGTTTTGCGTCAGGCTTTTGGCTCGCGGATCGGCTGTTGTCGATCGGAACACAGGCACACCCGGACGTTTTCCGCGCCGCCCGGCCGCCGCCGTCGACATGCCCCTGTTCACCGTCGCCGCGGAGTGAGCCATGCGACTGCTGACCAACGGAACGACACGCCTTGTGCTGGTGATCGGGTGCTACGCTCTCAAGATCCCGCGCAGCCAGACGGGCCGCCGCTGCAACGCCCTTGAGGTTGAGATCTGGCGCGAGTCCTCGGCAGAGCGGCGGGCGATCCTCTGCCCGGTTCTCGCAGCCCTGCCCGGCGGCTGGCTCGTCGTCATGGCAGCGGCGGAGCCAATCAGCGCAGCCGAGGCGGAAGCGCTCTTAGAAGGCTGGGGCTTCCCGGATTGGGATTATGTGCCCGGCGGCCGGAGCGAGCCCTTCGAGTACAAGGCATCAGACTGGGGCCGCCTCTCCGGCAAGCTCGTCGCCGTCGATTATTCGGCCCCCGCCCTCGACCAGGATGAGGAGGGCTGATCGTGGTCGCCTATAGCTTCAAGAAACGGTTCGGCCCGCCGATCCTCGCCGGCACGAAGGCGCAGACGATCCGCGCCGACCGGAAGCGCCATGCCCGCCAGGGCGAGGAGCTTCAGCTCTACACAGGGATGCGGACGAAGCATTGCCGGCTCCTCGGCCGCCCGACCTGCCTCTCCGTCATGCCGGTGCGACTGTGCTTCTCCGAACGCAGCGCGACGGAGCTTTTCGCGGTGGGCGGCGAGCTGCTGAGCCCGGCCCGGATGAACGCCTTCGCCCGCGAAGACGGCTTCGAGAGCGTCGAGGACATGGCCCGGTTTTGGTGGGCCGAGCACCCGCCGGAGAAGGGCGACCGCATCGCCTTCGAGGGCGTGCTGATCCGCTGGCAACCGCTCGACGTCGCCCCCGTCCTTCCCACCGCCGCAGCCGAGTGACCGCCATGGCCTACGCCGAGACCACAAAGGTGCCGATCGCGCAGAGCCGCGCCGAGATCGAGAAGTTGCTGAAGGCGGCCAAGGCGACGCGCGTCATCACCATGGACGATTACCTCGAAGCGATCGTCATGTTCATGCTCGCCGGCCGGCTCATCAAGATCGTGGTGCCGATCGCCGGCAACGCGAACGACCAAGTGCGCCGGTCCCGCTGGCGCGCCCTTCTGCTCACCATCAAGGCGAAGCGCGAGGCGATCGAGAACGGCATTGAGACCGTCGAGCAGGCCTTCTTGAGCCACGTCGTTCTGCCCGACGGGCGCACCATGAGCCAATGGGCCGAGCCCGCGCTGCAACTCGCCTACGACAGGGGCGAGATGCCGAGCGACCCGTTGCGGTTGCCCGCGCCGTCCACCACCACCGCACGAGGTCCCCGTGGGTAGCGCTCGCACCTCGGCTCCGGCCCAGGAGCCATCCTGCCTGTATCCCGATGAGGCTGAACTCGCGCGCGTCGTGCTCGGCCCGAAGCGCGCGAAGGCGTGGGGCGGTCTCGCCGCCGTCCTCGAGCGCAGCGGCCTGCCGAAGGTCGACCCGATGATGGGCGGTCGCTACTGGCCCGCCGTCCGAGAATTTCTGGACCGCTACCACCATACCGGCGACCATGCCTCCACCCGGCACCAGGGCCGGAGGGAGGAGGGTGTCCATGCCAGCGGAGCACGAGTTGCACGCGCCCGGTCTTAAGCGGATGAAGCGCCACAACGGGCGCGTCGATCTCTATTGGGTGGCCGACGAGAAGCTCGCCGCCAAAGGGTTTACGCCGAAGACGGTTCGCCTATTCGGGGAGTGGCCATCGCAGGAGATCGCCTCGCGCTGCGCGATCCTCCAGGCCGAGATGCTGGAATGGGCCGCCGGCCGCGAGCCAGGTCGCAACGCATTCGCGCTCGGCACCATCGGGTGGATCTGCCGCGCCTTCGAGACTGACGCCGATTCGCCCATCCACGAGCGTCGTCGCGACACCCGCGTCTTCTACGGCAAATATATCCGCCACCTGGTCGAAGCCGCCGGCGACGAGCACATGGCCGACATCATCGGCCGCGATGTGCGCCGGTGGCACCGGACTTGGACGGACGAGATAGGCGAGCGCGGCGCCTACGCCTGCATCCAGACGCTCCGCCGCGTCGTGAACTATGGGTGCGAGCTTCGAGACCGCGACGCGATCGAATTGGCCACCGTGCTGTCGAAGACGACGTTCCGGCAGCCGCGCGCCCGCAAGCTCAGGCCGAGTCACGAGATGATCGTCGCTCTGCGCCTCGCCGCCCACGACGCAGGCAGGCCGAGCATCGCGCTCGCCGTGACGCTCCAGTTCGAGCTCGGGCTGCGCCAGAAGGACGTGATCGGCGAATGGGATCGGCCCGACGCAGAGGCACGTGCCCGAATCGCCGGCGCCATCACGGACGGCGCCTGGGTCTGGGATTGGGGCCTCGTCTGGAATCACATCGACGGGACGATCTTGCGCAAGCCGACGTCGAAGTCGAACGGCAACGAGGTCGCCGAGCACGATCTCAGCCACTACCCCGAACTGCTCGCCGAGCTGCCCCCACGCGGGGTTGGGCCCCTGGTGCTCGATGAACGCTCCGGTCTCCCTTGGAGGCGTTCGCACTTCAGTCGCACCTTCCGCGAGATCGCTCGGGCCTGCGGCTGGCCCGACGGCATCTGGAACATGGATAGCAGGGCAGGGGCGGTCAGCGAAGCCTTCGAAGCAGGCGCTGCACCGGCCGACGTGATGCGGACCGCTACGCACACGCAGATGTCGACGACGATGCTCTACAACCGGGGATCGGTGGTTCAGTCGGGTCGCGTGGCCGAGCTACGAACGGCGCGGCGGAAGGCGAAGCCTGCAGACTGA